TGATTTATATATAGCAGTATATTTTAATTATGATGAAACATTATCTACCATTTATGGATATGCAACGAGAGGGGAAGTAGAACAACACATGATTGTTCCTGCGTTACAACATTCCAGTATTGCAACACATCATAAAAATAAACTTTCCTGCGGTTTAAAATATCGTGATCTACATAAAATGAATGAATGGATTGATAGGGGCTGCAATATGGTTTTTGATATTAGAACTATACTATCCAAAAATATAATTTATAAATCTCCTGTAAGGAGTAATTATCCATATGAATTTAGAACAAAAACTACATTTCATTTTTTGGCAAATAAGGTTTTGGAGAATTTTTGTATAGATAATAATGTTTCTTATGGTATAGAATATATTAATGAACCAGATGATTTTGTAATATATATAAATAAAACCATTAATGATTTAGAAAGGAAATCAATAACATCTTCTAAGTTTGCTCCTTATTTACAGCCTCGAGTAGAATGCAATATAAAAGATATGAATTTGAATGAAGAACAAAAGGAATTGGTAAATAATATAAATTTAAAAGAATTAAATGATTTGTATGAAAGAATTAAATCTTCGACTCAATGTTGGTTATGTAATAAGTATATAAATAAGTATAGAAAAGGAGAACAAATGGAACAATCGGAAATATGGCATTTGAATAAATGTTTAAGAAAAGTAGAAGATTATAATAAGAAAAATAATATTAGAGAAACCAATAAACAATTAACTTTATTTTAAAATGGAAGAAATAAGATTTAGGTTAATCAAAGATAATAAAATTGTTGGATATGAAACATGGAATAAAGTAAATGGATGGATATATTCTTATAATAATATTGATTGGAATCATATAGAAATTGAGCATGATTGTAAAAATTTATGTATATAGAGATTTATTAAAATGAGATACTTAACCGACATACATGTAATAGATGATAGAGAAAAACAACAAAAAGGTAAATCTGTTTTTAAGAATTATTTTGATAATAATTTATGGATTTATAGTAATAGGTTTGAACAGACTCCGTATGCTCTTTATGTTGCAATTCATATAGATTTAAAAAATTTAGGAAGAATTTGTGGATATATAACTAAAAATGAAGTTTCAAAACTTAATACAAAAGATTTTGAATGGGGAAAATCATACTATCAGAAGTTAAGTTTTCTTCATCCGATTAAGGATTTAGTTAATTGTAATAGTATTGAAATAGAAATGAATAGTGTTTTATGGGAAAAAGCAATTAAATTGTTTCATGTTAGGAAATTGAAAGATAAACAGAATAAATATGAAGCAAATATAATATTTGAAGAGTTTTTACGATTAAATAATGTTCCTTATGAAGTTAAGAAGGTCCATGAAGAAAATGATTTTATAATAGATGTTGATAAGAATTTTGAGATTTTAGAAGAAAAAACAATATCTCCAACTATATTTAATCCTTTTGTTCCTAGATTGTCTAATAAAGAGATTGAAGAAAATAAATCAAAAGAAAAGGAATTGGAAGATATAAAAGATATTAATTTGGAAGAATTGGATCAATTGTATGATAAAATAGTTCCACCTACTCAATGTTGGATGTGTGATAAATATATTAAACAATATAGAAATAAAGAGAAATTAGAATCAAATGAAATATGGCACTTAAGTGTTTGCTTGAATACAATTTACGGATTAAGACAAGCTAAAAATGATTAGACAATTTAAAAGAGTTCCTTTGAATTTTGATTGGCCTTTACATCAGGTATGGAAAGGATATGTTAATCCATATAATTATATTGAATGTAAGACATGTGATGGTTCTGGTTTAAATCCTGAAACAAAAAAATTATCAGATGATTGGTATGATTTTAAAGGAACTGGTAGAAAATGGTGTTATAATATAAACCAAGAAGAAATAAATGCACTTATTAAAGAAGGCAGACTCATGGATTTTACTCATGTTCCGAGGAATGAAAAACAAAGAAAAATAGTAGAAGAGAAAATTAAGAAAGGAGAAAATAGTTGGCTTTCATTTAATAACGGATATGTTCCAACAACAGAAGAAGTAAATAATTGGGCGAGAAAAGGAATGGGGCATGATGCAATAAATCGATGGGTATGTGTTAAAACAAGAGCGAAAAGATTGGGAATTTATGGCAAATGTAAATATTGTAAAGGTGAAGGTGAATTGTGTCAGTCTACAAGAATTAAGAAACTACATGAAAGTTGGAAAAAAATAGAACCACCAAAAGGAAAGGGTTATCAATTGTGGGAAGATGTTTCGGAAGGCTCTCCTATATCTCCAGTGTTTAAAACTATAGATGAATTATGCGAATGGGCCGAGAACAATGCTACAACTTTTGCAGATTATAAAACAACAAAAGAAGAATGGAAAAAAATGTTTGAAAAGAATTTTGTTAGTCATCAAGTAGGTAATATGGTATTTATGTAGGAATTTATAGAAATGGCGAAAAGTAAAATAGAATATTGTGATTACACAATTAATCCTACACTAGGTTGTAAACATGGTTGTATTTACTGTTACGCTAAACGGATGAATGATAGATTTAAATGGATTAAAGATTGGACAAAACCACACTATAAACATGATTGGTATTTGAAATTAGGAGAAATAAAGAAATCATCAATAATTTTTATTGGTAGTCTTACGGATTTATTTGGGAATTGGGTTTTGACTGGATACATTAAAAAGGTTATTCGTATGTGTGGTTATTATCCACAGCATAAATTTCTATTCTTAACCAAGAACCCAAAGCGATATGCAGAGTTTGAGTTTTCAGATAATTGTTGGCTTGGAACTACTATAACAAATAATAAAGATGACATAGAAAAAGGAGCATATTTATTTAATAGTAATAATAAAAACTTGTTTATATCATATGAACCATTATTAGAATATATTGAACCATCACATTATAAGAATGTAAGATGGATTATATGCGGCGGATTAACACCGAAACCAGTTCACAAAAAAGAATGGCTCGATAGAATAGTTGAACAATGTAATCATTATAAAATCCCATTATTTATTAAACCGAATGCAAAATATCCGATTATTATAAAAAATTATCCTAAAGATTTAATTATTGACAATTCTTGAATTTTTATAGTATAATGCTTATGAGGTGATAATATGATAACCGATAAAAGAAAAGAACAATTATTGAATAATTTGGGAAATGGGATGAAGGGGAAAATTCATTCCGAAAAGACTAAAAGAAAAATGAGAAAAGCAAAATTGAAAAGAAAAGAAATATTGGGTTATATTAATAGTCCTGAAACAAGACGGAAAATGAGTATATCCTTTAAAGGAAGAAAAGTTTCAAAAAAAACAAGAAAAAAAATGAGTATAGCAAGAAAAGGTATAAAGTTATCAAGTGAAACAAAATTAAAAATGAGTTTAGCACGGAGAAAAGAAAAAAGCTGTAATTGGAAAGGTGGTAGGAGAAAACAAAGTGGATATATTATGATTTATAATAAAAATTATCCTCATAAAAGTAAACGAAAATATATATTTGAACATAGAATAATATGGGAACAATATCATAATAAAAAATTAAGCAAAAATATGGTTATCCATCATTTAAACGGAATAAAAGATGATAATAGACCCAAAAATTTAGTGGCAATGAAAAATGGAGAGCATGTGCATCAAACCGAACCTTATAAAAAACGAATAAGAGAATTGGAGGCTATAATTGCAAAAATATCCAATTAGGGTTCAACAATTTCCGAAAGAAATGGAATGAAAAGATAAATAATGAAATTTAGAGTAAAAATGTTATTGGAAGATAGTAGAAAAGTTTATGTAAGCAAAAGAGACAAAATCGATTTTTATACTTCAAAAGAAATCAAAGAAGTGAAAAAATATGATAAAAATAAATTGGGTGTATATCTTGATGATTTGGGTATGTATGGTGGTATGGAAGTATTTAAAGAAGATGTAAAAGTAGTAAGAGTTATTGGTATGAGTGTAGAGGATTATTATGCTCCACTAGATAAAGAAGCATTTATTTTGGGTGGAATTAAATGCAACGAAAATATGTTAGAATAAATGAAAGAATTTGAAAATAAGATTATAAATGCGGACTGCTTGGAAATTTTAAAAACAATTCCTGATAATTCAATAGATTTAATAATTACTGATCCTCCCTACATGATCAGTCAACCTGATAAAAAAATATCAAGAAAAACTTTAAATGCAAAATCATGGAAAAGGAATATGGATATAAAGCTTGATTTTGGTTCGTGGGATAATTTCAGTTCTGAACAAGAATTTTTTGATTTTACAGAAAGTTGGTTTAAAGAATGTGTAAGAGTATTAAAGCCTAAATCTTGGTTTTATATATTTTTCGATAAACAGAAAACAGGATATTTTGATTTGATATTAGGACCTAAATATGGAATGAAATCTAGAACTATATTTGCCTGGCTGAAGTCAAATCCGACTCCTTCGTTTCGTCTCGTGAATTATTTATCAGCTTCCGAGTTTATTTGGGTAGGTTCTAAAGGTGAATGTAAATTAAAGAATTTTTTAAAACAAACAGAAATGTTTAATTATATGATTACTCCCAATAAATCTGCTTATGGACAAACTTGCCATCCAACTGAAAAGCCTTTATCATTAATAGCTAAATTTATTAAAACAAGTAGCAATGAAGGAGATATAATATTAGATCCTTTTTTAGGTTCTGGAACAACTGCTATAATGAGTAAAATTTTAAATAGAAAATATCTAGGTATAGAAAAAGATGAAAAATATTATAAGATGTCATGTGATAGAATTGGGGATAAGTATATAGAAAATGAATTAGAAAAATTAAGTAAGAAAGATCCAAAACAAAATTCTTTATTTTAATATGGAAAATACAAGAAATATGTATAAAAATACAATTAATAAAATATTTAAGAAATTTTTTAAAATTAAATTTGAAGAAATACGAATTAGAAGAAAAAGGCTTGGAAAATATATAAATGAAAAGATTTTAAAACCAATTGCTATTAAACATAAAATGTTCTATCCGGGAACAAATAAACTGATTTTACCTAAAATAATTTGGAACAAAAAATATAAGTGGAAAATATAAATAATTTTACTAATAAGATTATTAATGATGATTGTCTGAAAGTAATAGGGGATATTCCTAATAGTTCTATAGATTTGATTGTTACAGATCCTCCTTATGGCTATTCCTTCATGGGTAAAGATTGGGATAAAGTTATAATAGGAATTGAATATTGGAAGGAATGTTTAAGGGTATTAAAACCTGGTGCTTTTGCATTCATAATGAGTTCGCCAAGACAGGATTGTTTATATAGAATGATTTATAATTTACAAGAAGCGGGATTTGAAACTGGATTTACAAGTATATATTGGACTTATGCTTGTTTATCAGAGGATACCAAAATTTTAACAACTAATGGATTAAGAAATTTAAATGAATTAAAAAAAAATGATATTGTATATTCGTTTGATATAAAAAGAAATATTTTAGTTAAAACCAAAATAAATCAAAAATTTATTTACGGTTTTGATGGCAAATTATACAATTTAAAAAATCAGAATACAGATCAAATGCTAACATTGAATCATAATATATTATATAAAAATAAATATCATTCTGGTAAAAAAAGATGGTGGGATAAAAGTTGGAAATACAATAAACCCAATAAGATTAAATTACATAGTGCAATTAAAATTCCCATTTCCGCAAAGTATAAAGGTTCAATTAGCATAGGTAAAAATTTGGCGACACTATTAGGATGGATTTTAGCGGAAGGTCATTTTTATAGTTATAATAGGGCAAATGATATAAGGATTTATCAAAGTTCTGTTAATATATCTAATGTTAAAGAAATAAGAAATTTACTTGTTGATTTACATATACCATATAAGGAATATTGTAGAAAAAGAAAATACAAAGATAAAAATTATGAAGAATATTGTTTTATGTTTAGTGGATATTGGAATAAAAAAATAAGGATATTGATTCCAAACAAAAAACCTACTAATAAATTATTAGAATTAATATATAAAGAAAGATTGTGTTTATATAATGCTTTAATTAAGGGCGATGGTACAAGATCCTTTTATAAAGGAAAATCTACTGATTGTTTTTATCAAAACAATAGTTTTACATTAGATTGGTTTGAAATGTTAGTAATTTCTCTTGGATGGCAAACTAAAAGAAATAGAAATAAACAATGTGTTAGTATAAAGAAACAATCGGATACTGAATTTCAATGGAGTAATTATTGTCCTAAATTAATAAATTATAAAGGGAAAATTTGGTGTATAAAAACTAAATTAGGGAATTTTATTGCTTGGAGAAATGAAAGATACTTTATCACGGGAAATAGTGGATTTCCAAAGGCATTGAATTTAGAAAAGAAAACCAATGGCAAAGTAAAGGGTTTTGCAGGATTCCAACCAAAACCTGCCGTTGAAATTATTCTTGTTGTAATGAAATCATTAAGTGAGAAAACTTATGTGGAACAAGCATTAAAAAATGGAAAAGGTTGTGTCAATTTTGATGAATGCAGAATACCGTTAGCAGATAAAGAAAATATCGCTATTGAAAGAAAAGGTAATAAGAAACTAGATACACAAAATCAAGGATGGGGATTTAAAGCTTTAAGTAGGGGAAATAAAGCTAGATTTCCTGCAAATTTACTTTGTTCAGATGATATATTAAATGATGGAACAAAAAGGAAAAGTGGTAAGGATTGTATTAGAAGGAAAGAAGGATATTTTATAGAACATAAATATGGTGATAAAGATGTAGAACAAATAACATATGGAGATTCAGGTTCATTCAGTAGATTTTTTGATTTAGATAAATGGTTTGAAGAGAAATTAAAAGAATTACCAGAAAATGTTCAAAAAGTATTTCCTTTTTTTATAGTTCCAAAAGCAAGTACATCTGAAAAGAATGAAGGTTGCGAGGGATTGGAAGAGAAGGAATGGGGTAAAGATAGTTTAACGGCAGGTATAGATAGAAGAAATAGTTCCGATATAAATACATCAAAATTAACAAAGTATAAACCCCGGAATAACCATCCTACAGTAAAACCTATTAAACTTATGGGTTATTTAATAACTCTCGGTTCAAGAAAAAATGATATAGTATTAGATCCATTTTTAGGATCGGGTACAACTGTATTGGCATGTAAAATGTTGGATCGTAGATATATTGGTATCGAGAATAATAAAGATTATTATGAAATAGCAATAAGTAGAATTAATGAATATAAAAAACAATTAGAGTTATTTTAGATGAATATACAAGAGTTTGAAAATAGAATAATAAATGGAGATACATTAGAGATTTTAAAGGAAATGCCGGATAATTCTATTGATATGATAATTACTTCTCCTCCGTATAATGTAGGAATGAAATATCAAATAACTGATGACAGGCAAAAATATAGTAATTATCTTGAATATATGGAAAATATTATAAAAGAATGTTATAGAATTTTAATAAAAGGTGGTCGTATTGCATGGAATTGCCCGTCATCTATAATGCAATCTACAAAAAGTAGAATGGCTTATTTAAGTATTGATTTTATTTTAATGATGAGAAAAGCAGGATTTTTAGACAGAGAAATTTTGACTTGGATAAAAATGCCTTGCGGGGAAATCCCTGGCCATTCCACAAGTTGGGGGTCCTGGCTTTCTCCGAGTTTACCCTATCTTCGGGATGCTAGCGAATTTATAGTTGTTATGGATAAAGAAACTCATAAAAAAGAGGGTAATAAAAAAGATATTGATATAACAACTAATGAATTTTTGAAATTTACAGCAAATGTATGGTATATGCGACCGGAATTAGACAGGGAGCATCCTGCTCCATTTCCAGAAGAGCTTCCATATCGTTTAATAAAGCTTTATTCATATCAAAATGATATTATTTTGGATCCGTTTGTGGGTTCAGGAACAACTTGTTTCGTGGCTTCTAAATTAAAAAGAAGATATATTGGAATAGATTTGAATAAAAAATATTGTGAATGGTCGGAACAAAGAATAAATAATGAAAGAAATCAATTAAAGTTAGATTTTATTGAAAGATTAAATCGACCAAGAATAAAAGAGGAACAACAGAAATTGTTTAAAAAATGATGTTTGAAGATTGTCCTAGATGTTTTAAGTATATGAATGTAATAAGAAATTCATATTATCAAAATGATAAGAAGTTTTATCATGAAACAATATATCAATGTCCTAGGTGCGGGTATCAAAAAACTGAAGAAGAACAAATTATAGATAATAATGAATGGGTATCAAATAAATGAAGATTGCAAGAGTTTTTCCAAGAAGAACAAGTATGTCTCCTGATGATAAAGATGCTTATTATGGTTTACCAGATTTATTTACACCTGTATATGATGAAATTTATGTATCCGTAACTTTTATATGGGATATTGATTATGCCGAACAATTGGCTTCTGCTTGGAGAGAATATGGGAAAGTAAAAATTGGTGGAGTAGCAGTTGACGGAGAAAGTAATCAACCTTTTATTTCTGGAATGTATCTCAAAAAAGGTATAACAATTACATCAAGGGGTTGTATAAATCATTGTTGGTATTGTATAGCCAAAGATAATAAACTAATAGAATTTGATGATTTTCCAGAGGGTAATATTATTCAAGATAATAACATATTAGCATGTAGTAAGAAACATTGGGAATTAGTTTTATCTATGCTTAAAAAACAAAAGGCAATAGAATTTAAAGGCGGATTAGATAAATATCTTATAACGGATAAAATAGCGGAAGATTTAAGAGGATTGAGAATAAAAAGTTTATGGTTAGCTTGTGATAACGGAGATTTAAAATCTTTAAGTAAAGCTATAAAAATTTTAAACAAAGCAGGATTTAATCAAAATAAATTATTTTGTTATGTTTTAATAGGGAAGAACATGCAAAAATATGAAAGAATATTGAAAGAAGTTTTTAGAATAGGTTGTATGCCTTTTGCTCAATTATATAAAGATGAAAAGAATTCTATTAATTATTCTAAAGAATGGAAAAATTTTGCAAGAAATTGGAGTAGACCAGCAATAATAAGAGCTATGAACAAACATGCAGACTAACATAATATATAATAAATCTTGTAGAGATATGGCTGGAATAGATGATGAATCTGTTCAGATGATAGTTACATCACCTCCTTATTGGATGATGAGAATTTATCTTAAGAAGGATGATCCTTTGAAACATGAAGAAATAGGTCTTGAAGAACATCCTCAAAAATATATTGATAATCTCGTAGAGATATTTAACGGAGAATGTAGAAGAGTTCTGAAGAAAGACGGTATATTGTTTGTGAATCTTGGAGATATTTATTTCCATGGACCATCGGGTTCTTTGAGTAAGAAAGAAACAAGTTGGGAAAGAAATAGTAGAAATGAAGCAGTAGAAGCAAGTAAATTCAGAAAAGTTAAATCAGATAAAGGCTGGCTTCAACCAAAGCAACTTATGATGATACCTGAAAGATTTGCAATTGAAATGCAAGAAAAAGGTTGGATATTAAGAAATAAAATTTGTTGGTTTAAACCAAATCACATGCCTAATAGTGTGCAAGATCGCTTTGCAAATAGTTTTGAATTAATATTTTTCTTTACTAAATCTCCAAAGTACTATTTTAATCTTGATGCAGTTCGTATACCATGGGCAGATTCCTCTATAAAAAGATTATTTAGAGGAGTATCGGAAGATAATAAATATAATAGATCGGAAGAGAGTAAAAATTACGGAGCAAGAAATCTACATCAACCAAGAAAAAATATTAAAGAGTATCAAGGTAAATTTTCTAATATAGAAGATGAAAGCTTGTATGGTTCTCCAAGAGCAAGAAATATTAGATTGAAAAAAAGAGAAATAAAAGCACAACAAAAAGAACAATTATTTAAAGAACAATTACCTATGTCAGGTGGTGGTTCTCAAAAAAAATGTTCTGAAATAATGAAAAATGTTCAAATGAATAGATCATTAAGTATGACAAGCCCTAAGTATGAAGGAACGGAAGGGCATAGTAATAGGCAAGGATTGAATAGGGAATTATCAGAAGTTGAAAGAAGAAAGTATGAAGTAATAACAAAAGAAGTTTGTGGATATTTAAAGGAATGGAGAGCGAAGAAAGAATTAACTACTAATCAAATTGCAGAGATAATGCAATATCCTGAATCAACAGTTTCACATTGGTTTCGAACAGATCTTTCTGGAGCTTGTTTGCCAGTACCTGAACAATGGAAGAAATTAAAACAGATATTACAATTTGATGACCAATATGATGAAGTTATGACATCAATAGAAATAACGGATAATGCAATTAGGTTTAGTAATAAAGGAAGAAATCCTGCTGATTGTTGGGAAATAGAACAAAATAAGACAGATGAATTCAATTATTCAATTGGTATAAGAGATAAAGAATTTATTGAATTTAGGAATTTACCTCCGTTAGAAGAAATATCTAATTATCTGAATGAATATAGAAATAAGAAAGGATTGACTATAGAACAGATAGAAGGGTTGAATAAAGAAGCATATCCTTCAAAAGAGGATTGGATTAAACTAAAACAGATATTAGAATTTGATGATAAATATGATAAGGCTATGACGGAAGTATTTGTAAAATCTTCAGAAAAACAGAATAATCCATTAGGGAAGGATCCGTCTGATCTCTGGTTTATTTCTACACAATCTTCAGGTGAATTACATTTTGCTGTATTTCCAGAAAAATTGATACAGCCTTTAATCTTATGTTCTACTAAACCGGGAGATGTTGTATTAGATCCATTTATAGGAAGTGGAACAACGGCAAAAGTTGCTTTAAAGTATAATAGAAAATATATAGGATTTGAATTAAATAAAGAATATATTGAAATTGCAAAGAAAAGAATAAATAATTTACAAATAGAATTACCTTTATTTTAATAAATATTATAATTTTATGTATTGTGGGCTTAGCTTAATAGTAGAGCATTGGGTTGTGGCCCCAAGGGAGAAGGTGCGAATCCTTCAGTTCACTTTTGAAACCAAATAAATACTTGACAAAGTAAAAAGTTGTGGTATAATTACTTATATGAATAACACGGGGCATAGAAAGTTCCTATTAAACTTTGATTGGCAAAATTACTTTCCGATCCATTTAACAATAACTCGAAGGCATAAGGAGTTCCTATTAAATCATTCGGGATTTACTCCTCGCCTTCATAAAAATAATAAAGGCATAGGGGGTTCCTATTAAAATTGACTGTAAATCAAATATACCCCCCGCCTTTTTTAAATTGGAGGGAATATGAAATCTATAATTAGATTGTTTAAAGCTTTACCAATAAAAGAAAAGGGTAAAAAGAAAGCAACTAAAAAGTTATTGCAAGAAACCATAGATAGAGGATTTATATTTTCTCCAGAAGTAATATATAATTATTCCGAAGATGAATTAGAAAGATTTATACATATCATAGAAAAAGAGTTAGGTATTACTAAAGAACAGGCAAATAGTTCTTTTCATAAATCTTGGGCTAAAGTAAAAAATACTGATATAGAACAACTGGTATTAGAGCAAATTATTCATTATATAACAACTTATGGATTTGAAGCACTAGGAATATACGATAAAGATTCTGTATATATACCTGTTGAAAAATTGAAAATACCTAAAATAGATACTGATAAAATTAGATTAATTGTTATTAAGGGATATACAAAGGAAGAATTGAAAAGTAAGTTATTGTCTTTGTTAGAATCTGGAATTGCTTTAAAAGAAGATACGAAAAAAGATATAGTTGATGTTGCTACATTTGTTGATTTAAAGGAAAATGAAATAAATAATATAAGAAATAAAGAAGTAAGGATAATGTTATACGATTATTTTGATTTATTTCCACAGAATCCAATAGAGTTTTTAAGATTTATTATTTATAAGAGTACAAACAGAACTTTATTAATTAAAGATAAGGTTACAATAGCAGAAATAAAATTAAAAGATAATTTGGCTATATTAAGATTATTCAAAAAATATAACGATAAATATACTTTAAATGGTTTATCGGAAATATTTTTCAGGTTCAAGCCGTTATTTCTTGCTTTCAGAACCAATAAAGGATTGAAAACCGTTATTAACAAAATCAGGAAGTTGGCAGATAAATACCATAAACCGATGCCGTCAGATTATCTTAATGAAGTTACCGCCAATATAAGTAATATTAATAAAACAAAATTAAATGAAGAATTGGAAAGGAAAAATATATTTAGAAAAATAAGACTTGCATATGCTCTTAAATTCAGAACAGGAGAGCCGGAATCTATACTATATAAAATAAGAAATGGTAAATCGTATGCTACTGATTTTACTTGTAAAAATACAAAAAAATATAAAGATATATTGGATATAGTAATGGATTCTGTAGTAAGCGATATTAAACCTAATGTTAAAGATAAGAAGATTTATATTCCTGAATATATACAATATACTTTACCAGCAACAGAAAAGCAATTTGCAGGATATTTTCCTTGTGGGACTTGTGTTGTAGTACCTAAAAACTTTGTTGTTGGTATTCATTGGGAAAATGTAAAAAGAAATAGAATTGATTTAGATTTATCTTTGCTTAATGGTAATAGTAAAATAGGTTGGGACGCTTTATATAGAACTGGTAATGGAGAAATATTATTTTCAGGGGATATGACAGATGCGCAGTTACCTAACGGAGCGTCTGAATTATTTTATGTAATGAGCAAACCAGAACAATGTTATATATTGTCAGTTAATTATTTTAATTTTGATAAGGACATAGAAGTTCCATTTAAAGTATTTGTATCTAAAGAACAGATTAAGGAAAGATTAAAATTGAATTATATGGTTAATCCTAATGATATAATATGTGTATCCAAAACAATTATGAAGGAACAGCAGAAAATGTTAGGATTAATGATAACCGATGAACAGGAATGCAAATTTTATTTTGTTGAAGCTAATATTGGTAATGCTATAAGTTCTTATGATTCGGATTATATGAAACATTCTTTAAATTATTTAAGGGATTTTTATAAGAATTCTATTAACTTAAATGATGTCTTATTGGAAGCTGGGGCAAAAATAGTTAAGAATGAAGATAAATGCGATATTAATTTATCTCCGGAAAAGTTAGAGAAAGACACTATTTTAAATCTTATTAAAAAGGTAAATGAAGTGGGTAAGATTGACTTAGAGAAAGAAATGAATGTAAGAGAAGAAAGAGAGAAAGTCGCAGTAAAATGAATAAAGGATTAACAGCATTTGATTTTTTTGTAATTATGGGATTATTAAGGTTTAGTTCTTTGCATATAATTTTTCCGATTTGGATTTGGATAGTAATAATTATATTCAGTGTTTTAGAAGCAATTAAATATAATAAGTATAATTAGGATTTATCGGAAGCTTTTTCCGGTAATATAAAAAGATATTATATAATATATTATGAACAAGAAGAATAATAACAAAAAGATTATAATTAAAGGTCATGATGAATGTGGACCATTTATTAAGAAGATTAATCATAAAGATTTGCATCCTTATTTTAAAGTAAAAAAGACAAGAAAGAGGAAGATATGGGCTTCTTTGAAGATTGTAAAATAGATTTACCAAAAAGATTTGATAATGATTCAACTATAATGCCAGACGGTAGACCTTTACATGCTTGGGTAAATGAATTGGAAATGTTAAGAGATGAAGAAGTAAAAATTAAAGAAGAAAGAAAAAGTTATAAAATGATGGTTCGGCTAATGAATTTTGTAGGAAAAGATTTAATAACAAATCACGATTTTAAAACGGGAGATATTATTATTAGAATTAGGCATAATGATATGTTAAATAAAGATTTTGAAGAAGATATATTTAAAAATGCAGAATTAATTAATCCATGACAAATAACCATAAACTATGAAGTGTGAAAGGAGGAAGAAATGAAAATTTTAATAGTTATAGATATGCTTAAAGATTTTCTAGATAAAGATGGAGCTTTATATTGTGGTGATAAAGCAAGAGAAATTATACCTTTTGTAAAAAGAAAAATAGATGAATTTCATAAGAATGATGATCCGGTAATATTTTTGTGTGATTCTCATTCGGAAGATGATTTAGAGTTTAAATTGTTTCCAAAACATTGTATATCTGGTACACGGGGTTCAGAACTTATAAGCGAATTATCGTTTGATACAAAAGAAGATATTTTAGTACCTAAACATCGATACAACGGATTTTATATGACTATATTAGCTGATATATTAAAACAATTTGATATTAAACAAAAGGGAATAGAATCGATTGAAGTAGTTGGTGTTTGCACTTCGATATGTGTATTATTTACAATAGAAGAATTAAGGAATAGAGATTATAATGTTGTTGTTTATAATGATGGAGTTGCTGATTTCGATTTGGAAGCTCAGGAATATTCTTTGAAGATGATGAAAAAAATATTGGGAGTAAAAATTGTTTAAAAATAGAAATAGGTCAGATTATACTTTTGCTAATATTAATTTATTAGGAAAATGTAATTATGATTGTTATTTTTGTTTAGATAAAGATTTAAGGAAGGAAATAATGTTTTGAAAAGAAACTGTGAGGTATGTTGGTTTAGAAAAGAGGGATATAAGGAATGAAACTCAATGAATATTGGTGGATAAAGAATAAGAAGACAGGGAAATTATTAAATGTTGGTAGGAAACGAGATATTTTTGATGATAAAATATCAGAATCAGGTTCTCCTAATATTAACTATTATAGATGTGTAATTAAAAAATATTGTAAAATTGGGGAAATTCCAGTTCGTGTGAGATTGGTGGAAGTGAGGAAGAAATGAATATATTCACAGATAAATATTTTACAAAATCAAGATTAGTTTCAGAAAAGACTGGTATAAATCCTGTAGTGAAATATCGTGTATTTGGAAGATTTGAAGGAATTGCTGCTTTAGGTGCAGCTGCTATGTTAGTAAGAAAGATGGCTCCTAAATCAAAGATTTGGGCATTACCTGGTAGTATGGAATTTAATTCCGGAGATACTTTAATGATAATTGAGGATAGATTTCAGAATATAGTTGAACTTGAAACTATGTATTTGCAATGGGTAGCGTTGCCTTGTTATTGTGCTTACCAATCTAAAATGATGATTGATTTGATAAAAGATAAAGATATATCTATTTTAGATTTTGCAGCAAGACATTTGTTTGGTCCGGAATCTGTAGCATTAGCTTCTTATGGAGCAGAGGTTGGAGGAATAACAAGCCATAGTACGGATATAGGAATGAATGCTTTAGATTATTTAGAAGTTCAAATAGAACAATATAAAAGAGATTTAGATATCAATTATGATAAACAAGGAGTTGGAACTATACCTCATGCTTTGATTGCGATTTTTAAAGGAGATTATTTAAAAGTTGGTCAAGCTTATTTAGATACATTTCCTGAAAATGAAAAGTTTATAGCTTTGATTGATTATAATAATAGAGAGATAGATGATTCTGTTTTATTGTGGAATAATTTCAAGGAGAAATTATATGGTGTTAGAATAGATACGCCAGGCGAAAATGTATCTCAATACGGAGAAGGAAAGGGAGTTACATTTCAATCTGTTAAAGCTTTAAAAGAAGCTTTGGTAAAAGCAGGTGGAGATAAAGTAAAACTTATTATTTCTTCTGGATTTAATGTAAAGAAGATACATAAATTTATTGAAAGTTTTTATTTAGAAAAAACTATTAATAATCTGGATGGATATATTTTTGATAGTATTGGAACAGGATCGTTTATTCCTAATGTTCCTTATTGTACAGCAGATATATTTGAAGTAGATGGAGAAAAAGAATGTAAAGTAGGTAGGGAATGGGGATATGAAAAAAATGATAAATTTATGGAGAAAGCTATTGAATATTAAAAGGAGGCATAATGAGTTTTGAAGGTTATCATCAATTGCTTTGTAAGAATGGCCACGAATGGTCAAGGGATGTTTATGAGGATTATTCTTTTGATGGAACGGATTATTCTGATAATATGAAGAATACTATATGCCCACAATGCAAAGAGAAAGTTGTTTGGTGGAATCTTGTTGATCTAACTAATGGTAGTTATGATGAATATTTTCTAGCAATAGATAGTAAAGGTCATAAGCATAGAGTTGATTATAATGATTTATATAAATTGGATTTTGATATAGAAAAAGCAAAGAAGAAATTACTGGTAATAGGAGGTAATAAGATTAAAAAATGGGAACCTATTATAAGAAGAATAGATGGATATGTTAAATTGAAAATAGATAAGAAGATAACTGGAAAGTGTGATAAGTGTAATAAAGAACATGTTTGTGAAATAACTTATAAAATTCCCAAAAAAAAGAAGAAATGAGTACATTAAGAGTTGAAGTAGTAGAGATAAAAGATATACAAAAGCATCCCAATGCGGATCGTCTAGAACTCGCTCAGATCTTTGGATGGACCTGCATAGTTCAAAAAGGAGAATTTAAAGTAAGTTCAAAAGCTCTTTATATTCCAATAGATTCTTTACTTCCAGTAGAAATAGAATCGAAGATATTTCCTATTGATTCTAAGATAAAATTAAGTAAATCCAGAGTAAAAACAATTAAGATTAGAGGAGCCATATCTCAGGGATTGGTTGTTTCATTAAATCTTTTAGGATTAGAGAACGAAGAATTAGGAACAGATGTAGCAGAAAAATTAGGTATTACAAAATTTGAACCTCCTGAAAAACCAGTTCATATGAGAGGCAATCAAGTTCCAAAAAAAAGATTAAATCCATTCTTTTACAAATATACGGATATAGAGAACTTCAAAAATTATCCTAATGTATTTCAAGATGGAGAAGAGGTTTTTATTACAGAAAAGGTTCATGGAAGTAATTTCCGTTGTGGTTATGTTCCAACGGAAGCAAATTCATTATGGAGAAAGTTATTAAGATGGTTAAAGATACTTCCAAAATATGAATTTGTATATGGTAGTAGAAATGTTCAATTACAGTATAAATGGTTATGGAATGGGTTTTATGATCAGAATATTTATTTAAAGATAGCAAAGCAATACAATTTAGATAAAGTTTTGAAACCCGGAGAAGTTCTTTATGGAGAAATTTATGGTTGGGGAATACAAAAAGGATATACTTATGGTTGTAAAGAAGGAGAACATAAATTGGTTGTATTTGATATAATGAGGATTAACGAACATGGGTTTGGTAATTATTTAAGTTGGAATGAATTCGATGATTGGATGGATAAACATGGAGAATTAAATAGAGTTCCTTTAGTTTATAATGGAATATTTAGTAAAGATATATTCATTAAATGTTCAAAAGGTGGATCCTGCTTATATCCGGAACAGAAGATTAGAGAAGGATCTGTAGTAAAACCTTTAATTGAATCTGTGTGTTATATGGGTAGAAAAGTATTAAAGTATGTGAATGATGAGTATTTATTAGATGAACAAACAGATTTCCATTAAAATAATATTATGATAGCACAATTAAATAAATGTAATAATATTAGAGAAGTATCCGAATATTTGGAGAAGATATATACTTTTATGAATTGGAAATGGTGGACCGGAACGGTTACAAAAGAAGGAATAGAAGAAACATTGAAGTATTTAATTGAACATGCAAAAAAATCCGATCAAAAGAATATCCGTTGTGCGACAGGCGGATTGTTTGCACAAAAGTATGTGCGAAAAGATAGTGAAGTTAATATATATTATGGAATGGAAATACAAAAATATTTTAACGATGAGGAGGAAGAATGAAACGAAGAAGATTAAGTGGTAATATATGTCCTAATTGTAAAAAGGATAGATGGAAAACTATCGAGAAAAAAAAACAGTACCAATGTAGATTTTGTGGTTGTATAAAGAAAATAGAATAGAAAAATGTATAAAGAATACAAAAAGATATTATTAGGTTCTCTTGCTGTGCAGTATCTTTAACAATGTTAGAATGTTGGGATAGGAATAGGGAGGTAAAACAAAATGAGAATATTTAGAGAAGGTAATTGGAATAATAATCAAAAATGTATTATTTGCAATACGGCAAAAAAGGGAAAAGTAATATTAGCGGGAATAGTCGGGACGGAAAAAGGACACAATATGGAAGCTAAACAAGTTCATGTAGATTGTATAGAATTAATGTATGATGAAGGATATAGTTTATTATATCAAAGATTAAAATAATGGATAAAATAAAATTAAAATTAGAGCAGTATCTTGAGGAGATGAAATGAATGATATAGAAATCATGTTTAATAACAATAAGTATTTAAGAATATTTAACCCAGCATTGGGAGAAGAGATGGGATCAAGTACTCCTGGTGTTTGGGGTTATTTAAAAGAAATATGAAACTTGAAGCAAGAGTTAATTCAAATAATGACAGAATATCATAGGAAAGATTTAGGAAAGGAGAAAAAATGAAAAGAATAAGTTTTGATGAAGCGATAAAAAGCACACAAGTAAAGACTCTAAGTTTAAGTAAGGAAGAAGTTGAAAGAATATTGAATGGTGAATTGGAAATATTTGAAGGGAGATGTAAAACGCAAGAAGGATCAGAAATAATAGATAAACTTGAAGCGTATTTGGAGAAACTAAAATGACGATAGAAGATATAGAAGATATAGTAAAAAAGATAAAAGAAATATGAATAATGAATTAGAAGAGGTATTAAGGGATTTATCTGGAACATATAGTTATTATAAACAGTTCGAAGAAGATCCTACTTATATACCAAAATCTACTGGTTATATATTAAAGTTGATAGTATCAGAAATATTAAAATTGGATAATATAGTTAAGAAATATTATAAGCATGAAATCAAAGAGATGACTAAAAATAAAGAAACACAGGAATGGAAATCGGAAGTAAAGAAAGATAAACAAATGAAAAAAGAATTGGTATGGTTGATTAATACTCATAAAAAAATGTATTCAAATCCTGAAATGTTAGCAGCCGATATGATTAGTTCATTTAAAAAGTTTAAAAAGGAAGGATTGATATGAAAAGTATTAATATAAATACAGATGTTAAAATAAGATATTGTGATAATTGTGGAACATATTTAGGAGATGAAATTAATGGTCATCTTTATAAATTTGGAAGAGAAATACTGAATACACATACCTGTAAAAAGGTAGATGAGCATGATTAAATTTAAAGATTCAGAAGTAAAGAAAGGAAAGATGTGTGAATATTGTAACAAGAAACTAACCGATAAAGATTATTATAAATTATGCAAGAAACATCAACCAATATGGATCGATGGATATAAGCATGGGATCACAGAAGTTATTTTTATGCTTAAGAATTTAATATATAATTGGCAAGAACAGCTAAAGGAAGATACAAAGAGAAATGAAAGCAAAAAGAGATAGAAGCGTGAAGCTTATACATACGGCACTTATTCCAAAAGAATGTATAGAAAAATATGGAATTAGAAATTGCAAAGATGCGCTTAATTATTCAATTTGGGAATCGTTATGTGATTGGGATTACCCAGCTATTATTGATGAATATATGGAACAAACATATGGGAGTAAAGAAGGTGGATAAAAAATGAACAGGGAGGGATAATGTATAAGCCTAATAAATTAGAACAGCAGTTTTTTAGTTTAAATGCTAAATATGATAAGTTTTTAGATATAATAGCGAATAGAGAACTTTCTAATAAAGAACAAAAAGAATTTGATAAACTAGAACTAAAAATTGGAAAAATTAGATTAATGATGAAGAGAGATCATTTACAAGAAGCTATATCGGAAGAATGGAAAAGACTAAAGTAGAAGAATTGATGGAAGAATTGAACGATTGGAATATAGAAGATTTGCGTGAACTTGCTGAACAATGTAATGATTTAGCGAATGTTTTAGAAGGAGAAAGGGAAGGTGAGAAATGAATAATGAGAAATTATCATTAGAGGAATTTATTGAACGTATAAATAATATGGATACCTTACATTTAGATGGTAGAGATATGGGGGTTATATATAAAGCGAATGTTTTGAAACTTCTCTCACGAGTTAAGCTATCAGGATTAGAAATAAAAAAGGAAGGTGAGGAATGAAAATAACATGTCCTAATTGTCAAGATGAAGTGCAAGGTCATCATATTTGTATTCAACAAGGAATGAAACCTGCTAATGCAGTAGAAAAGAAATATCTTATTTGTGATAGATGTGAACAAGAAATAGTTTTTTGTGATGATTGTGCAGAAGGTTTTATAGAAAATGATGATATTAGATGTAACAATAATGTAGATTATAACAAACATTATCATGTTGGTTGTGTAGAAGAATAAAGGAAGGTGAGAAATGAATACAAAAGAATCCAATTTTAAGATTGATGAAGTATGTTGCAAACGATTTTATCATTTTGCTTTAGATACAGATGTTTATAAATGTGATGGTCAATGGATAAGTAAGGTAATAGGATATCTTGAATATTGTCCTTTTTGTGGGAAAAAACTAAATAATAAAAAAAAGGAAGGTGAGGAATGAATAAAACTAAAATAAAATTAAGCAAAGAAGAAGTGGAAAATATATTAAAATATATGACGTGGGATGAGAATATTATTAATGATAAACAATTAAAAGCCAAGCTTAAACGGTATTTAAAAAATATAAAGGAAGGTGAGGTATGAAAAAGACTAAAGTAGAAGAAATGATGGAAGAATTGAATGATTGGAGCATAGAAGATTTGAGAGAACTTGCTGACCAGTGTAATACTCTGGCAGATGCTTTAGAAGAAGAAGAAGATAGGAGATAAGGAGGAATTATATATGAAAAAAGGAGGATATGATGTTAAATACATGTAATCATGAATATAAGAATATAGATAATGTTCAATATAATCTATCTTATGGTTTTGTATTATCTAAAGAAGTATTGGTTTGTACATTGTGTGGTAATAGAATTGAATGTTTTAAGAACTATGGTGATGCTTATTTTGAATTTATTATGACCAAACTCAAACAATTAGAAGATAAAATTAATAATATTTTATTACCTAAATGATAAGATCGTTTAGTAAGCGTATATGAAGAATAATACTACAATAAGCTGGTCCGTAATTTGAATAAAGTTAAGAAGATAAGCTTTATCGTTGGAGCTTGATATTCTTCCCCGGACCAGATTTACACTACAGAGAAGACTAATTATAATACTGTAGTGTAACTTGATTAAGATGGAGCTATGGTGTAGCCGGCTAACACATCTGCCTGTCGAGCAGAAGATCGTGGGTTCGATTCCCACTAGCTCCGCCAGATAGCCTATAAAATCCATTCCGGTAAGCATAATAGCTAAAATTAGAGTGTTTTACAGATAAATAGATAAAATATCATTAAAAGGATATAAAGTAGAATAATGATGTTTAAACTATGATTTTATCAGTAAATAGATATTAAGTATCTTTTGTTTTTAAGTTTTCACTTGACAAAACTAATATTTATGATATAATATAGTTAGGATGAAAAGCGAAGGAATAATCCAAATTAAAAATAACCATTTCCCGCTTCTTTGCCTAGACGGGGAAGCGGGAAATAAAGGCGGAGGCTTATCATGAAGAATGATTTAGGTCAAGAAGTAGAAGTAAAGAAAGATGGTAGTATATATAAAAAGTTTGCAGTAGAAATGCAAGCTAGAGAAAGAATTTATGGTGGATTGCCACGCCATGAAGATGTGATTGATGCTTTTACAACTGCTAAAATAAAAGATAATGAAAAGGCACGAGGGGTAGCAGAACAATTAAAAGAAGATATAGAACCCTTAGATCAAGAAGAAGAATTGTCTAAGATGTGGTGCGGATTTAGGTCTTTCAACGGAAGCGGTATATTTTTAGCTGATTATCAAATTAAAGCAATGTTGAGAGAATCTGCAAAGACTCTTGGATTTTTAATTAAAAGTTTTAGACAAACATTTCAACATGGCTTATTTATTAAGCCAACTGATATAAGGTTATCTGATAAACCAGATGGCTATGAAGATTTTTTTGGCCATGTTATGGGTCCAAGAGGGGATAGAAGTATATTAAAAAGAGCAGATTATTCTGAAAAAAGAATAATTAAATATGAAGCATGGATCGTAGATAATGGAACAATATCTGATGATAAATTTAAAAAAATGGTAGAATTATCACAAGAAATAGGATTGGGTTCAATGAGAAGTTTCCAGAAAGGTAAACTCAATCTATTAAAATTTAAAAAACAGGATGATTGAATTGTATTAGGTTAATTAAAACAATTTGACAGAACAACATAAGATGAAATATAACGATTTGACTATACACAACGGAATTTTTTAAAATAAGATTATATGATACAATTTGACATAACATCACATGATGAAATATGACAATTTGACTATACACAACGGAATTTTTTAAAATAAGATTATATGATACAATTTGACAGAACCGCATCACACAGAACAAAATAGGATATGTTTTTGAGGTTTATTAATTTATATAATTATTAAATCCTGATTATAACCTTAATTTTGATTTAATAGACTTTCACCACCTTCCTTAAAAAAGCGGCACAAAACCATTATATTTATTGATAAAAATAGTAGGTTATACCTTTAGCTATATAATAAGGAGAATTTATCAATATTTATCAATATTTTATCAATTAAGAAAGATTTATCATGATTAAAATAATCAAAATGAGAAAAATAGTAGGAACAGAATTAGAAAACATAGTTGGTGGTCTTTTAACGCAGCATATATCTTATCGCAAGATAGCAGAAATACTTAAAGAACAATATAAGGTTAAAATTTCAAATAACACAATTAGAAATTTTGATTTGATATACTTCAAAGGTTCTGAGAAATCCAAAGAATTGATGATATTAAAGGACCAGAGATTAGAACAGAATAAAGTTCAAACAGTTGAGGAAATGGTTAAAGATGGAAAGAAGGAACTAGAAAGAGCAAAACAAAGATTAACAACATATGAGAATATAAATGATGATATAGATTCACTCAATAAAGATCTTGGAGAGTTAGAAACAAAAGGATTGGATCTTGCACCTAAAACATTTATTAAGGAAAAAATGATGATGAATAAAATAAGGTTAATAGAATTAAGAAGAAGATATTTCCTAGATCTTGTAGCAAGTAAGGATGTTATTTATATAATAGATAATTTGTTTAGGATATTATTATATGTTGGATTAGAAAATAAGAATAAATCTGATGAAGAATATAAGGAGGCTTTAGCAAATGCCGCAACAGATTACACAAAACAAATACAGTAATATAGCTTCAAATCATTTTACTAATATTACTAAAGAGGATATTAAAAAACCTATCGAAGAAGCCGTTATCCTACCTGAAACAATCTTTGAAGAAGAACCGGTTGATTTCAGAACATTTGTTACATCTCCGGACTATCTTAATTTCATAGATTTATCACCTGCTCAATATGATCCTTGTTATGCTGTACTCTATGGTGTTCCTTTTGAAGAATATGATCAATATAAAGATAAGATATCAAAGAACATATTTGAGAACCAAGCATTTAGTATTGCTGTTCTACTCTGGGGGAAAGGATGTATTGCTGGAGATACTATAATTCATGATGCTTTAGAAGATAAAGATTACACAGTAGAAAAATTATATAAATTACAAAAAGAAATAACTGTACAGTGCATAGATTCCAATACGAATCTTCATTATGCTAGATCTTCTATTCCTTGGATTAAAGGGGAAGATGATTTATATTTAGTTGAAACGGAAAGTAGGAAAAGAATAAAGGTTACATTAGAGCATAAATTTAAAACATTACATGGTTGGTCCCCATTGAAAGATTTAAAAGTTGGAGATTTGATATTAGATGATGATATTAAGAATATATCTAAAATAACTTGTAAAATATGTAATAAAGAATTCCATAATATATATGGTCATTTAGCAAATTATTCCCATGGTAAAACAAAAAAATTAGATAAGATAATAAAAATAGAATTTTACAAAAAGGACATATATTATGATTTAGAAGTCCCTGTTTATCATAACTATTTGGCTAATGGATTGTATAATCATAATTCAGGGAAAGATACTTTATCCGCTTTAGTTATTTGTTATATTACATACTTTCTTTTATGTTGTAAGAATCCGCAACAAATATTAAATCTTCCACCAGATGAAAGTATTGATATTGTTAATGTTGCATATTCCGCTGATCAAGCAATGAATGTATTCTTTGAGAAATTAAAACAGAGAATAATACATAATATATGGTTAAAGACAAAATATCCTATTGTATTATCAAACCAACTTGTATCAGAAAAGGAAAAGGAAGTATTGAATCAGGTAAAAATAACAAGGAATGCTATATTATTTCCAAAAGGAATAAGAATGTTTTCAAAACATTGTGTATCTGGAGATACTTTAATTTTAACTCCATTTGGATGGAAAAAAATTATAGATATAAATATAGGAGAATATGTAACGGTTGGAAATAATCAATATAAAGTAAAATCGACATCTAGTTGTATAGATGATGTTTATAAAGTAACACTTAAAAATGGATTATCTATAGAATGTAATTTAAACCATAAATTTAATGTAATTAGAAATAAACAATTCGTAAAAATATCATTATCTGAACTGAAAGTTGGAGATTATTTATGGTATTTTAATTCATTAAATAAATTTGGTAATTTTGATAAAATTGAAATAAAGCAGCCATATTTAATAGGTGATTTTAGACAATATAAAAAACAAAGGCTAATAGAATTAATTTTAAATAAAAAATCAATATTTGAAATCAAAAATACATTAAAAATTGAAGGAATGCCCATTTCTAGTACTACAATTGCCAGTACAAGAAAAGAAATAAAATTAGGTTTAAATAAAGATTATAAATTTTTTCCTGATAATAATAATTTATATATTAATAATGAATTAGCATGGTTATTAGGGATATTTATTGCTGAAGGTACATATAAAAAATTCATAAGAAAAGGAAGGAATCAACCATCGTATTCAATACAAATATCTCAATATGATGAATTAGTAGGTAAAAGAATACAAGAATATGGAAGATTAATATTTGGTGATGATTTTAAATGTTATAAGAACAAAAAAGATCGAGGTTGTAAATATATGATTTATAACTATAGAATAGCTAAAATTTTTGAACAATTAGGGTTTAGATCTTCTTCAGAACAACAATTTATGGGAGATAAATATATACCTGATTTATTAATGAATTTACCAGAAGAACAAATGAAATATTTTATAGCAGGATTATGGGATGGAGATGGTTGTTTGGGTACTATGTTTAGATATGCTTCAGTATCTTTAAAATTAATAAATAAAATATCATTAATACTTAATAATTTTGGTATTCCTGTGAATATATGTATTGTAAAACAAAAAAACATATTACATAAAGATTTGTATGAAATATTTATCCCTAGTTCTTTTAAAAATAAATTTATAGAATTATTTCCTATGGTTAAAATTTATAAACATAAGAAAAATTGGCCATTAGCTGAAGAACAGCATTTATTAAAATATGCAGATATTGGGAGTTTAATATTAGATTGGTATAAAATGAAGATTAAAAAAGGAATAAATGTATATGATGATAACACTCCAAGGGATTGTCAATATGAAACTTTTAGTTCCAATTTCATTAAAAAAAAGATATGGTTACATGATAACCCAATAATAAAATTTCTTATGGATAATAATTTATTTGCTTCTGCAATTAAATCTATAGAATATATAGGTAAAAAACAATTATATTGTTTAGAAGTAGATACAATATCTTCATTTAATGCTAATGGTATATATTCTTCTAATTCTGAATTGGAAAGTATTGAAGGATTGAATTTAATTAGCTATATCATGGATGAAGCATCTGCGTTTCGTGATAAATCAAAAAACAGGAATGCTAATAAGATATTTGATATGTTGAATACAAGTGCAGAAAGTAGATTCGGAAGTAGATATAAAGGATTCATATTAAGTTATCCGAGATATAAAGGTGATTTTACAATGCAGATGTATGAAGAAAGTTTATCCAGTTTACAAATGTATGGGGTTAAGCTTTGCACATGGGAAGCAAGACCATTTCCAGGACCAACATTTAAATTTGAAAAATGGAATGTACCGATTTCTTTAAAGTATTCTTTTGATCATAATCCAAAAGATGCAAAAGCAAAGTATTGTTGTGAGCCTCCTTCGGTAGAGTCTCCTTTTATACAATTTCCAGAGAAAGTAGATGAAGCAATCGATCATGAAAGATTGCCGATTGTAGAAGTAGAAGATTATTATTCGGAAGGGAAGATAAGGAAAAGAATAACAAAGTGGAATATAGCAGTTTCTACTGAAGAATTTTTAATTAATATTGATCTTGGTCTAAAAAATGATGCTGCGGGACTATCTGTAACGCATAAGGAAGATGATAAATTGATTGTAGATCTTATTGTTTCATGGGATCCTCAGATTAAGGATTCAAAGGGTCAGGTAATCAAAGAAGCGATTGTTGATTTAAATAATATTGAAGAATTTATTAAAGAACTGAAAACCAGAATAAGAATTGGTGGGGTTTATTTTGATAGGTGGAATTCTGCTTTACTTGTGCAGCGCCTTTCGATAATGGGAATTCATTCCGATGTTTATAATCTAAAATATTCTGATTATAAAACCTTTATCGATCTTTTGTATTCTGATAGAATATCACTTCTTAATGATGGAATTTTAATTTCTGAAATTAAACAATTACAATCCATTAAATCAGAAAAGGTTGACCACCCAGAAGGTGGAACAAAAGATAAAATTGATTGTATTGTTGGAGCAGTTAAGGTATTATTTACTTCGGAAGGAGAAAGGTTATCGGCAGAAGGAGAATTTATTTACGAGAATTTACATGAACAGGGTGGCGAATGGATTTAATAATAAGGAGGAAGTATGTTAGAACAATATCATGAGGAAGGTTGTAAGTGTTGTGGTGGTTTCGGAACACAAGTTAATAAGGATGGTATAAAAATTCTATGTTCGACTTGTAATGGAACTGGGAAAAGATGGGTAAGCAATATGGATAATTTACCGCCAGGAGTTTATTGCTCAACTAATAAAGGATAGATATGAATGGTGAACAAAATAAAGATAAAGTAACAAAAGTAATATTTGAATATCAGGATAGTTCAAAAAGATATCTAGATGGAGAAGATTTAGATAAGTGGTTAGAGATGATTAATGGAGCAATAGTTATGCAAGCTATTCATGAAGGTTCAAATTGGGTAGATATAAAATGGAAGGAAATAGAAAAATGAAAAGAGAAGAGAAGTTAAAGATAGAATTAAAGGATAATATTATTAAAGCTAGTAAGATGTTAAATTCGGTTTATCCAGATGGGGTTCTTCTATATGAAAATCATTATATTGCATGGAATGGAAGTTGTGATTCTATTCTTAATTTGGCTTATGCATTATTAATAATAGATAGATTAGATAAAATAAAAAATGGCTAAAACTGGAGAAGGATACACAGTAAAGTATGTATGTTCTGAATGCGGAACAGAAAGAAAACCTACTCTTGTTGTTAGAGGAAAACCTAATAAGGTTAATAGAATAATCAAAATATGTAAATGTAATTTTGAATCATGGGAGAATATAGATAATGTTCCTATTGTTACGGAGAAGGAATACGATGAGGAAATGAAAGGAGCAGAAAATGAAAAACAATAATGAAGAAGTATTGAAACAGATAAAGAAGATATGGAATGAATTACCTGAACTTAGATTAATGCAATTATTATTAAATTCTATGGATCCTAAAGATGATCATTATTATATAACAGATAATCAATTGATTAATAGATTAAAGAGTTATTATAAACATTATAAATGTATGACAGGAAAAGGAAGATGAAATTAAGAGAAGATACAATAACTATGATAGTTTCAATTTTAGTTTTAATATTGTTATTATATCTATTTGGTAATGATTGGATATTTAATCCTGTTGTAAGACTTGGAGATATAATTAAGAACAAATGAATAAGAACAAGATAAGCAAATATTTAGAAGATTGTTTTAAGAAGATATTTGATGAAGCATGTAAAGATGGAGATTGCTTTTATCAATTTGATGCAGAAGTTAAATTACATACTGAATATGGTGGATTAACAGAAACCATAAAATATTCTACTGGTCATTTTTATCATGATGAAACTTGTGATGAATGTAATTTTGTATCGAAGAAATTGGCTAATGGAATAATCAGAAATAATAAAGAAGACAATGAATAGAGAAACAATTTACGGATTATTAGGATTAATATTTTATATTACTTCTATAGTTCTTTTTATTACTGGGAATTATAAGGGTAGTTTAACATCTTTAGCTATAGCATATATTACAATGCGTGTTGATAGATAATTAGTTATGATAATAAAAGCTGATTTGCAAACTTATTTTAAAGCATTTATAAGATTAGCTAAGAATCTGAATAAGAAAGAAAGATTTACTTGGTCTAAAATTGCTGGATATTCAAAGTTAAAGAGAGGTAGATTAGAAGCTATATTAAATAGAAGAAGTATTTTTTCTTTTAGATCGCCAAAACCTTATACAAAACAAGAAGCGAAAAGAGTGAGAGAATTAGTGAAAAAGAAGTATACACATTCTGAAATATCACAAATTTTAAAATGTGTTCCTGATAGAGTTAGAGATGTATGTAAGCGTTTTTGTATACATAGTAAAGTTGGGACTCCTAAGAAAATTCCTGATAATGAATTACAATTAGAAAGGAAATTAATAAGAGAAGGATTAAGTTTGAGAATGATAGCAAGAAAGATGAGTGAAATATTAGGTAAACATTTTACATATGATATGATTAGGCATCGAGCAAGATCTTATAATATACCCATAAATACGAAGCGAATAGATGATAATAGGACTTATTGGACTATTGATGAAGTAGAAAAATTAAAAGAATTATATAATTTAGGAGTAACTGCGGTTCGTATTGGTGGATTTGTGAAAAGATCTAGAAATAGTGTTATTAGCAAAATATATGATTTGATTTCTAATGGAGAATTAAATAAAAGATTAATTAAGAAACCTGTTCGGAATTATCTTATAAAAGAAGAATTGAAAAGAAATGAATAAAGGAGGAAAAAATGGTTAAAATGACAGATGATGATTTAGATTTTTTGTTAAGAGCAAAGGTAACAAAGAAATCCGATGTTGTTAATCTTGCTAAGATATTAAATAGGAATCCTAAAGATGTCAGACAGACATTGAATAGGATTGAGAAGTTACGACAACAGAAACTATTAGAAGAATCTTCTAGAACTGGAAATATAGGATATATTATTGATATAGTAAAACAACATGTAAAACCATTACAGTATATAAAACCCAGAGAAATATTCTCAAGGAAGTATAAGAATATTAGAACCACTCCAGAATCTGCTGTTCTTTTATTATCTGATTTGCATATAGGTAAGAAAACGGAATCATATAATTTTGATGTGTTTAAAATAAGATTGAAAGTATTAAGATATTCAATTCACCAGATAATATCTATTTTGACAAAAACATATAAGATTGATAAACTTTATATTCTTATGGTTGGGGATATTGTTGAAGGAGAAAGTATTTATCCTGCTCAATCTCATTATATAGATAAAGAGATTATAGAACAAATATTTGAAGGAACTCCTTATCTATCTGAATTTATTCTGGATATGCTTAATATCTTTCCTGAAGTTGAGGTTAAGTGTATACCGGGTAATCATGGAAGGATTTCAAAATATACTCATAAAAAGAATAACTTTGATACAATTCTATATCATACATTGGAATCATATCTGAAGAATTATAAAGAGATTAAGTTTGATGTTAGTGAAAACTGGTGGGATGTTATTAAAATAAAAAATCATGGATTTTTATTGGTTCATGGAGGTCAGATAAGAGGATGGCTTGGAATTCCTTTTTATGGTCTTATACAAAGCCTCATGCGATGGACCGGCTCTTTGAAAGAAAAATTTGAATATATGCTATGCGGGCACTTCCATGTGATAGCATCGCAGGATTGGAACAATAAAGAGATACTTACAAATGGGACCTTTGTAACAGATGATGATTATGCTTTAGAAGTTCTGAAGATGGCCAGTTCTCCGAAACAATGGTTTTTTGGAGTTCATAAAGATCATGGAATAACATGGAGATATAAAGTAGATTTGAATATATGACAAAACCAGATAAAGATAAATTGAAGAAAGATTTAATTAGAATAATAAATCTGCATAAGAAGATGTATTCAAATGCGGAAATGCTATCAAGCGATTTGGTGGCAATAGTTGAAAAATATGAGGAGAATAAGAAATGAAATGGATTATCAAAATAGAAAAAGTGGATAATGGATATAAGATAGATTATCCTAATGAGGATATAATGGTAAGTGAAGTTGTAGAGATTAAAGAAGGTAAGTTTGATGAAGAAAGAAAAGATGAATGTATAGCAATGTATGAATTGTTGTGGAAGATTATGAATGCTTTAGGATTTAATTATTCTGATCATGCTAAATTTAATACTGTTATAAAAGTAGTAGATAGTAAAGATAAGAAGATTGAAGTTTAATATGACATTATTTTGGTTATTATGGTTTACAGTTTTTATTCTTTATATGGCAAATAATAATAATAGATTTTCAGGATAAAGAGTGAAAGATTAATTGTTTATGTTATACCCTATAAGGTTCAATAAATACAAAACAATTAAAAAAGATTGCATAAAGGGTATAAATATTTTTATGAATTTGATGTTTATACCTTTAAGGGTATATAATATCATATAGAGCTTATCTACCAAGTGTAGAAAAAGTAACGGAGTTGTTAGAAATAACATCTCCAGTTTTTAATAGGAGGAATGGATATGAAAAGAAAAGAATTGGATAAAAAAGGATTAAGAAAATGGATGAATTTTTATCATGATAAATGGATTGAATGTCATAATCAATTGGTAAATATTAAAGAAGTTTTAAGGAAGAAAGGGAATAGATTAAAATGAATGATAAAGCTAATTTTAATTTTTTATATGATGAATATGCTAAAGGAAGTAGATTATTATTATTAAAGGATCATTTCCAAACTCATTTAGATAAAGCAAGGGAAGAAGAACAGAAGTACTGTCAAGAAATGAAGAAGCAAGGTCATATAGCTAATCTTGTGATGGCAGATGATAATTATACAAAGATAATAAAGATATTAGATTCATGTAGAGATTTTTATGAATTAGAGAGTTTGAATAGATGTATATTCAGATATAATATAATACCAGATAATTATGGTCAGATAAAGCAGTTCGCAGAAGCTTTAAGAGAAGTTCTGTAGTCCCGGTTAACCAATATAACTTTAATTAACAGAATGGAATCTTTTGTAAAATGTGATAAATGTGGGGATTGTTATTTACCTGAATTTACAGAAAAGGTAACTGTTGAAGATATTAAAGATACAAGATTAGTAATTTGGTGTAAGTATTGTATAGAAGCTGCAAAGAAGAGAAGTGTAGTTAAATTTAAAAAGAAAGAAATGGAGGTAGATTAAAATGAAGGGAAAAGTAAAATGGTTCAACGGAACCAAAGGGTATGGGTTTATAACCGGAGAAGATGGAAAGGATGTATTTGTTCATCATTCTGCAATCGAGGGAACTGGATTTAAGACTTTAAAGGAAAATGCTGAAGTTGAGTATGATATTACTACAGAAGTTAAAGGATTAAAAGCAACCAATGTTAAGGTAGTAGTTTAAATAAGGAGGATAAGATAATGGGAAATGTACCTAAATTTAAAGAATTAATAGCTAGTAATGTTAGTGCTATGCTTGATGATATACAAAATATTATATTTGAATCTGAGCTAACAAAAGAAGAAGCTTTAGAATTATCAAAGAAATATGCTGGTTCTGAAAGTAATTATGAAAGGTTAATAGGTGAAGTATTGGAGAAGATAGCAAATGAAACAGTTAATGATTTTATGTACTCACTAAAGAATATGGCAAAATTCACTCCAATTGCAAGTGATTCTAATGCAGAGAACCTATTTTCAGGAGATAAAATAATTGATGAAACAACTGGTGGAACTGGAACTATAGTAAGAGAAGGATATAGTATTGATAGTTTATTAATCAAGTGGGATAATTCAGGTGAGGAAACAGAAGTATCTGCAAAAAAGCTTGTAAAATATAATCCAGAATTTATCAATAAATCTAATGATAAATCTAAGGATAGAACATTTTGGATTAAGAAGTAGTTATACCTTTAACTATATAATAAGGGGGATTGAATATGAATTGGTTAAGTGTTAAATCGGAAGAAGAAGTTAAACCGAAAATTGAAACTGAAAAAGTTAAAACTGAAAAAGAGCGTGGTATTGAAGAAATGTCATCTTTAAGAATAAAGCTTGAACAGATGAATCAAGATGTTCAGGATGCAATTGGAAAATACAGGAAAAGTCTTATAGAATCGAAACATATTCCAGAAATAGAAAAGCAGGTTAAAGAAGATGAGCCAATATTAAAGAAACTTCTTCAATCATTAGAAGCTTGGACCTATAAGATAGCAGGTTGGATTGTTAAATTGGAACATGTTGGTGGTAAAGTAACTCCTAAATACAAAGAAATGTTTGTGGAATTGAGTGATAGGGTTAGTCTTTTGTCTCCTGATTTAAAAGCTATTGTAGAAGAAGTTAATGCAAAATATGAATCGCTTGCACAAGAATCGGCTGCGGAAAGATTAAAAGAAGAAGTTAAAGTAAAAAGGGAAGAAAGCAATATTACTTTTTATGATGAACTTATAAAAGAATCTACTATCGGAGAAGTATGGCAAAGATTTATAGGATGGATTTCTTCTGTATTTGAACCGCTTATAGATAAAGTAGATAAAAAGATAAGTGATATTGATAAGATGTTTGATAAATTGTACATGGAAACAGCATGATGGATAAATCAACCGAAATAATTGCTCATTTAAAGTGTCTTGAAGATTATGTAATGGAAATGGTATCTGTTACAGAAAATAAGAAATATAAAGATATTCTAAATCATATTAATAAGATAGATATTCTATTATCTGATGAATATGAAAAAAATAAGTTAGTAAAGAATTTTAATTTAAAAGAAATAATATAAAACAAGATTAAAATTAGATCGTAAGTTTAAAATTCAAAATCATAGGTTTAAAATAAGGGGGAAAATAAAATGAAGGTAAAAAATATACATCCAGATCAACAGCCTATATCTGTATCGGATATTACAAGTCAGCAAAGTTATATAGAATATAATGAAACTGTAGAATATTATGAAACTGATGAAGTTATAAAATCTGCTGAAGTTGGAGCAATAAAACATCTTTTAGATGCAGGATATATTGAAGAAGTTGGAGTAACAAAAAATTATCTTTTAGATGGAGTAGATGTTGAAGATGTACAAGGTTTAGCAGATGATATTGAATCTGTTACAGGAGATTTAGCAACTCATGAAATTGCTACTACAGGAATTCATGGTGTTGGTGGGTCAACCATTGATTCAGTTACGGATAGAGATTCAGCAATTTCTACTCATAATGGTTTATCAACTGGTGTTCATGGAGTAGGCGCAAGCACAGTAGAAACTGTTGCTGGTTCTCAATCTAAAGTTGATATTCATAATGGTTTAAGTAGTGGTGTTCACGGGGCTATAGGAACTGTTGCTGAAATTTCTGATATAGCAGTTGATGGGAATTTATCTGTAGCGGGTCAAGATGCTATAACAAAAAGACATTCACAGAATACAGATCAATATCTAGATTTCGGTGGTGGAAATCAAGTTGCAGTAGCCGATGCAAAAGATGCAGTTACAAAAAAACACACTCAAGATACGGACCAATATTTAGATTTTGGTGGTGGGAATCAATCAACAGCCGCAGATGTTAAGGATGCTGTAACAAAAAAGCATGGTGTAAATGATGTTAATACATCAGCAGAACCTTCAGGAACAGTTGCAACACACGCAGCTTTGACAGCTACGCATGGAGTTGCAGGAACAATAGCAAGTATAGCTGATATATCAACTCATTCGGGTTTAACTACAGGTGTTCATGGAGTTGTTGGAACAGTAGCCGAAGTTTCTGATATAGCGGTTGATGCTAATTTATCAGTCGCTGCACAGGCAGTAGTAACTGCTGGAGCTTGCGATGTGGATGTTAATTTATCAGTAACAGCTCAAGCATCAATTACAGCTTCACATGCTCAATATTCTGATCTTACAAAAATAATTACTTATTTATCAGCGGCCAGTGTTGGTGGAACTGGGGCAACAGAAACATTGGTAGTTACAGGATTAGCTGTAGCTGATACAGTACTATCTGTTGTAAATTCGGTAGCAGGTGGAACTCCAGCAAATGATGTTGTTATTGCATGGAGTGTTTTAGGAGCCGATTCTCTTTCGGTAACATGGATTGGGGACCCTGGGGCCGGAGCAAAAGTAACTGTTGCAGTAAAAAAAGCTTAATGTAGATATTAAGATAAATGAATATGGAGGTATAAAGATAGATGAACGAAAATAACAGAAAAGAAGAAAAAAAAACTATTACTTTAAAGCAAGTTACTAATGATGTTTTAACCGATCAGGGAATTGAATTAAAGGCAAAAATGGTGGGGATCGAAGATGAATATAAATCAAATAAAGAAAAAGCTTTAAGTTTGATCAAAGAAATAAATTCAAAGAAAGAAGAATTGATGAACATTGAAGCGAAGATGAATTATAATAAAGGTAAATTTGATCAATTATCAGAGTTATTAATCAAGGAAATAAAAAAGGAGGAAGTAGCAAAATGAAGATTAAAAATATTAGTTCAAGTATAATAAGTATAAATGATTTATTGGATAGGGAAACAAAACAACCTATCACATTAGATCTGAATGAAGAAATGATTATTTATGATGAAGATGCAGAAGGAAGTTCTACATTAAAGAGATATATTGATGGTGGATATATTCAAGTAACTGGAAAAGAAGAACCAGTTGAAATCGAAGATATAGTAGGTGGAGGAGAAGAAAGAGATACTTATCTTGTGAAAAAAACTCTATTAGGTGCTGATGTTGCTATCCAGTTTACTCCTGTGAATGGTGCAGGAAATGATAATGCTTACGCTGGTGCCATAAATACTGATAAAGATATTACATTAGCAATAACAAATGGGAATGGTGGTATTGACTATGTTAATTCAACTGCAACAATTGTGGTATCAATAACTGGTGGAACTGCTGGAACAAAACAAATAAGATTAATTGGTGGAGTTTATGGAGCAGGTCCAGTTACATTATCTTTTGTTGAAGGAGAAGCTAAAGTTCAAGTTAAAGGAACAGTAGGAACAATTACATTAGGATTAAGTGGTGGGAATACATCATTAAATAAAACGGATACGGCAACTTGCACACTTGCTTAATAAAAAATAAAGTATTAGAAATACTAACAAAAGATATAAAAGGAGGAAAATAAAATGGGAACGAGTGTAACAGCGGTAGTAGGAACGGGTTCAGATGCTAAATGTTATGAATTTCCAAAACATAATAAATTAGCTGATAGAACTCAACAGATTATGGCTCTTTTTGGTCCTGGACTTTATCCACTTGGTGGAAATACTACAATAGGTGGAATTACAAAATCAAATAAAGAATGGAATGCAGAAGTTATTATAGGTACAGGAAAAACAATTAAAGTTAGAGATTTTGCTGCGTGGATCAAAGGTGTTGAGGTTGGAGATAAAAATATAGCACAGTTTGAACCTAATCAAACAATTAATTATACTGTACAAGGTTCTGGAACAGTATATATTGTTATTACAGTTACAAAATGGACTTCACTTGATGATGGTCTTGAAAGACCAGATAATGCTAGAGGTATTATAGGAGAAAGAACAACTCCTCCAACAAAAGATGATCCAGAGATTTTAATTTCTAAATTAACCAATGTTCCTGTTTCAGGAACTATTACATTAGCAATGATTGATAATACAGTAAGAGATTATCTGGATAAAATAGACGAGATGAAAGAACAGATTGATGCTCTTGTGCTTCAATCTTATGAATATCTTTATAATTTAATTGTAACTTCTGTTGCAACATTAAGAACAGAAATTGCAAATGGTGATCAAGCATTAGCAACTGAAATAAATGCAAGATGTACAACACTACAAAATCAGATCAATCAGCATACATTAGATATTAGTGAGCTTCAAACTGCATTAGCAACATTTTCTGAGTGGGTAACAGTATCTATAAACAATTTACAATCCCAATCTCAAAACTTGCAAAATGCTGTTGTAGATTTACAAAATGCAGTTCAAGAAAATGATGCATTTATACAACAAGTTTATGAACAAGTTCAGACGCTTGCTGGTAGTTTGACTGCTTTAATGACAAGAGTAGATTTAGCAGAACAAAGATTAACATCAGCAGAAAATGAAATAGATTATATAAAGAATACACAGATTGTAAATTTGTATCAATATGTAGTTAATGAGTTTACGAATGTAAGAACAGAAATTGCTCAGGGTGATCAGACTGTTTATAATAATTTAACAATTCAGATTGCTACATTACAAACAGATATAAATACAGCATTATCTGCTTTACAGACTCAGATTGAGCAGAACATAAATACAGCAATAGCACAATTGCAAATAGATATAGCAGCGATGGGAGATTTGATATTCAATCAGATCCAACCTATTGTTAATCAATTGTCTATTGATTTAGCAAATGCTGTATCTAACTTGTCAACATTGATAAGTGGTAATACACAAGCAATCAATGATTTAATTCAAAGACTTGGATTAGATGAGAGTTATATAACAGCATTGCAGATTGATGTTAATGAGCATGAAGGTAGAATAGCAACTCTTGAGAATAGACCAATTCTTCCTGATTGGCTATTAACTCAGCAAGCACAAGATGAAGTAAGGTTAGCACAAAGTGAAAATGATATTGCAGCTTTAAAATTAGGTGTGATGCAATTAGGGTATAATGTTCTGGATAGCGATATAAATACAGGCGGATCAAATTATTCAGGATTATTAGCTGTGAGTGGATTGACATTATTTAAGACAACAGAACCTGCAATAATATTTTCTGATGATTTTACCAGACTAGATGGTGCAATTGATTTAGCAAAATGGAAAATAATTAGAGGTATTCCACAAATAAAGAACAATCAATTATTTTTCCCATTTTTTGGAGGAGGTAGTGCAGTAGCATCTAAAACAGCATTAGCAATGAACTTTGAATTAACTTTTGATGCTAAAGTTACTACTGATTTGAATATAATTTCACAGCTTGTAGTTGCTTCATTTAGGTCATCTACACAACAAGCATCTCCAAGCGTGTCGGGAACAACGCAATATGAAATGGTTGGTAATATTTCAATGAATAGTTCAATTATTACCAGTGGAGGAGTATGGATAGATAAAATTGTTAATGGAGCAAGATATAACATTGTTTCTGTTTCTGCTTCTGTATTTAATGGGCTGCCAAGAAATTCTGTTCTCCATTTTAAGTTAGTAGCTAATGGTAATAATATAAAAATCTATGAAAATGGGACTTTAGTATTAGACTATACTGATGTTAATGGTGGTGGAAAACCCCCAATATTAACAGTCGGATATTTAAATTTCCTGACTTATTATTGGGATTTAGAGATGTATTATGATAATGTTGTTTATAAAGATTTAGACACGCTTGGTTATAATGTAAGTGGAACAATTTTAACAAATCTATTGCAGTCAATAGATCCCATAGCAAGTTTTATCTTTGAAGCTATTGATACTATTCCAATAAATACAACTTTAACTTATGATGTTTCGTTGGATAATGGAGCACATTGGATTATAGGATTAGTAAGTGGTCAATTAGTAGATGGTATGATTGCTCCTTGGAATGGTGTTGCACATCAGCCAATGATTAGAGCTAATCTTGCTACAACTAATGGTGTATATTCTCCTATCATAGCAAAGATAAGAATAATTACAGCTAATGGAGTTAATGCAGAAAAGTTTTTGGTGGTGAAAGCTAAAGTCAATGAGATAATTGAAGCAATAAATTTAGGAATAGAACCATTATAAATAAAGTATAAGGAGGAATAAAAATGAAGGGTGGAATAGTACCTAGTATAGCATTAACAAGAATGTATCAAGCATGGCTTAAGATGCCAGACGGACCAAACAAAGAAAATTTCAAGGCAACAATTATAAAACATGGTGGAGCAAGTATGTTTGAAGTTCCGTTTATAGATGATTTTAATAGAGCAAATATTGGAGCAGATTATGTAGAATATGACCCAAGTAATGTTTCAACTTGGAGCATAGTTAATAATGAATTACAAGAGTATTGTTTAGATTGTAGGAATCCAGGAGCACTTAGAACAGTAATAGATAATTATGATGACTTTGCTTTTGAAGTTAAGTTTGGATTTCCTGTGTTATTGCCGGATGTTGGACCAAGACAATCAGATACATTTAGTCCTTATTTAATATTAAGAGCGAATCCCCTTGTTCCATCATGGAACGATACTTGTATTATGACATCAGCAGCACTTATAAGGAATATAGCTGTTGGTCCATCTATTACATATTCTTGGTGGATAGGTATTGAAGAATGGGAGAATGGGATATATATAAATAGCACTGAAATGGGGGGAGTAACATTACCTTGGTCAATTACTGATAGATTTAGACTTTATGGAACAATTATAGGTAATTCTGTGATAGTTTCTTTTGAAAGAATTTCGGATGGAGTAACAGTAGGACCTTTAATATATACAATTACAAGTCCAATTGTGAAAGGTTGTATTGGTCTAAAGGGAACATTTGGAAGGGTATTAAGAACTCCAACAACTATTCCAACGCAGATTTTACACGGTCCTGCAACATTTGTTTACGATGATTTAAGTATAATACCATCATAAGGAGGAAAATATGGAACAAATATGGGGTATAGAAAATGTATTAAATGCAAAGATTGAAGCTATGGGATTATCTGATGCAACAGAAGAAGAAAAAGAAGATGTCAAAAAGTTTTTAAGACACGAACCAGTTGAATAAAAAAATTTAATGATGGATGAGGAGATAACCATCATTAAAAAACTCCTCTATTTGTTTTCACTTAAATAAAAAATGGAGAAAAAATGATTAAAGATAAATGGTTAAAACAATCAGATTATTCATTTAAAATTGATGATATTGTAATTGATCCTGAACATCAAGAAAAGGGAGAGGGTCGGGTATATTTTGTAGATGAAGATACTCTGAAGATTTATTGGAATTATGGAGGTAAAGGATTAGCAATTGGTCAAGTTGTTCATAAAGAATTGCAACCTAAAACTTGGGAGAGATTACAAAAACAATCTTCATTAGATAAAAAATCATTAAAAGTAATAGTTGGGGATGAAGATATAAAAAATTTAGAACATGATATAGATTTAGAAATTGAAGCAATCAATACTTATAATGCTCATATCTTAACAACCAAGAGAGAACATGTAAGAGAACTCTTGGAGCATATTGTAAGAGAGGAAGAACATCATATAGAAGAATTAAGATTACAGTTACAGAACATGGATCATCCAATTCCAGAAGAACAGAAAGAAATGAAACAATCTTCATTGAATAAACAATCAATGGATATTGAGAAATTGAAAAATATAGTTGAAACAGTAGTAAGGGAAGATTTAGGTTTATCAGCTACTTATGATGAAATAATGAAAGAAATAAGTGAAACTGATGATGAAAATAAAATTTTATCAATTCTTAGGGGTTATTATCCTACAGAGTATACAGAAAAATTGGAAGCTATAATAAAAGAATCTTCTTTACAAAAACAATCTCTTCATGAAGTATTTGATATTGGGGATAAAGTTGTTCATAATGGAGAAGATGCTGAGGTTGTTGATATATTAGGCGATGGAAGAGTGCAAATTCAATTTGATCCGCATACAACAAAAATTGTAGAACCTAAAGAAATAATAATTAAACAATCTTCATTAAATAAAATTCCTTCAATTGAAATTTTATTAACATCAAATTTAAAGAAATCTTTTGAAGATTATAAGGAGAAAGAAGATATTAAAATTTTGTATGATACTCTTTTCGATATTTCTCCAACAGGTTCTGAATTAAGATGTTTTTTAAATAGATTTGGAACTAATTTAGATGCAGAAATAAAAGATAATTTTCTTATTGTATATGGATTTGAGATAAAATCTTCATTAAATAGAATAGCAATATCGGTTCAAAAAGGTGAAGCTTATATTAAAAGATATTTAGAACCCTATGATTATGAATATGATGAAGAAATACAAAAGGTATTAAAGAATAAAGATTTATCTTATGATGAAAAGATAGATAAGTTAGGAGTAAGAGTTATTGATTTGTTTTATGATCTTTCAGATGATGATGTTGATATTAGGGATGCGGAATGGGACCAACCTGAAATAGATAAGAATGATTTAGGAAAACTTATATATGATTATGAAGAATTAGAAAAAGAATCTTCATTAAACAAGCAATCTAAATTTTATCTTGTTTTAAGAGAATATAGCAAGAGAGATTTTCCTAAAGATATGTCAATACAAGATATGAAAATATTTAATGATAAAAGATTTTTAGATCAAAAAGAAATGGAAAAGTATGCTAGAGAAAAAGGATATAAATGGAAAAGTGATAATGATTTAATATTTGGTGGGTATTTTGTTAATAATGAAGGAGAAGTTCTTTTCCCTGATGAAGAACTGGAAAAGGAATCTTCATTAAAATTTAAATCTATTTTTGAAAAAACCTGCAGTTTATTAGATAAAAAATCGAATGTTTTTAAAGGGATGGATTTAAAGGAAGCGATTGAAAGAGTATTAGTAGAAAGTGATGCTCCTGAGAATTGGTTTGATAATAGCGGTTGGTTTGATTTGGTTATTGATATCGTTTGTAAATACACGGAACGGCCAGTTGAAGAAGTTTTGCATACAATAAATTCAATTTATAAATTGGAACCAGAACTCGTTGCGGCTTCATTAAATAAACAATCGGAAGAAGAATTAGTTAAAACAATAAAAGATATTATTCATAAAAGAGTAGGAGAAAGAAAATTCAAGCTTATGGAATCTATGGAAAAAATTGAAAATAGAATTCAATTTCAGATTAATCAAGGGGAAATGGACCCTGAACAAATAGCAACATATGTTATAGATGAATATGATGAAGCAATATTTGAAGCTAAATCTTCTATAGATAAATTATCTCATGAAAAACCAGATAGTTTAGTTGTATCTCCAACAGTAAAATTAGATAGATATCATGATGAAAGGGATAATGGTCCGGCCAAGGTATTTCAAAAAGGATATCCGGCCGCAACACAGCAAGGAGATGTAATGGAGAATGGGAAACCTATAGAACAGAAGCTTTATGCATACTTGGATAGTGATGGAGATGGATTGAAAAAGGTTCAGCTTTTAGGAAGAAGAGGGAAAGAAATATTGATATGCGATGTATATGGAAATGAATATTTCGTTGATCAGGATAATTTGGTAACAAAAGAAGAGATTAATATATTCTAGGGAGGATTAATTTATGGGAAAATTTAATAATAATCTTATTGATGCTAATACGGATTCAACTGGTGATGAAGATCAAATTTTAAATCGTGTTAAGAATAGGTTTAAAAAGATTGCAGCAACTATAGGATTAAAAGATACTGTAATGAGTTTAAATAATTGGTTATGGAGTGGATCTAATTTAAAACAACAAACATTAGAGATAGAAGAAAATATGAGAGAACTTATTACTGAGGGTAAATATGGTTATAAGTACATAGAGAATTATTTGATGTCAGTCGGATATCCTTTGAAGGAAATTCGAGAAGTTTTTAAACGCCTTACTGGAGTTAGTGTCGAAGATTGGATGAATGTAGAATTCCATACTTCGAATGTCCCTGGCACTATCCCTACGATTTCTTACGGATGGGGTGAAGCAAAAGGAAAAGAATATGATTATTATTTTGTTATGCCATGGAATTTAGGTTATGAAATCTTTGGGCAGAAGGGTGATCTTCAGCGTGATGAATGTTTTTATCATAGAACATTAGAAGAAGCCAGAGAAAAATTAGATAAGATTGTAAAAGAAGCATATTACTGGGATAAACCTGTATCAGTAAAACAATTAAAAGAATTTCCAAAACAGAATTTAACAGAACCAATTCCGTTCCATGTATCTGCAAGTGAAGAATTCAATAAACTTGATGATTATCTTTATGAAAATTCTGATACATTAAGCAAGGAAGATATGAACAATGTTCTAACTAAAAGCTTACAAGCTAACAAAATAACTCATCCTGAATATGTTGAATTGGCTAAAAATTATATATTAAAACAATCTGATGAATTAGATAAACAATCTTCTATGCAAACTATAATAAAGGAAAAAGGTAAAGAATATAAAGTTATTACTCAATATTATCCTGGAACACAAGGATTATATGTTGCAGTATATGATAATAAGACAAATCGGATAGTTGATCAATTTGGACTTCAAGTTAAAGGACCAGAAGATGAAGCAAAATATCATGAAGATTTAAAAAAAGGTAAAAAAAGTTCATTAAATAAACAATCCGGTCCAGACATAGAGAAAATGAATCCAGAAGGAGAAGAAGATAAAAAAGAAATGTTAAGAGAAAAGGTTTTTGAATTAGAAAAGGAAGAACTTTCGAAACCATTTGAAGAAGAACTAAAAGAAGTTACACCAAAAGATTTCTTTGAAAAAAGAAAAGATATTAAGTATGAAATTATTCCAGCAGATATAGTAGATAAAACTCTAAGATATATTAAAGAGAAGAATGAAACTTTTCAGGATTTTGAGATTATAGTTCAAAGTTTTAAATATACATCTGTAGAATTAGTTGAAAAAATGGAACAAACAGTATCTGTTCCGGAACAAGTTCAAGATGAATTCTTTTCAGCTAATGCACTTGTTTCTGTTCTATTAAAATTAAGAGATGTTACTTTGCCATCTCCAAAAAATGAAAAAATGGGATTAATGATATTTTTGGTAATAGATAATGATATTGTATCGAGTGATATTATAACAGGAGAAGATAATGAGAAATATTCTTTATCGGAAGAGGGGCTTTCAAGATATTTTTTTAATGAAAGAAGTGATGCTGAATCAATATAAATAAAAAATGATAGAAATTAATTTATTAAAGAAATTATGTAACTGTGATTGGAAACAATATTTCATTCAGTTAATAACCAATAAAGTAAAGGGAGGTGATATTGAATGTCAGAAGATAAATTTGATAAGGAAACAATAAAGAATTTGAATGCTTTCAAATCTATTGGAATAAAAGGTAGTTTCCATAAATTAGATCCGGAAGATATGAAAGATAAAACAGAATTAGCTCAGGCAAAGTTTGAAGAAAAAATGGAAAAATACGGTGCAAGTGAATTTGGATTTTCTCCTTCAGTAGATGCCACTCGAGTTCCGTTAATGTATTTGGATCCGCTGTCAAATGGGCAGCACATATTTTTATATGTGAAAAATTTAGCTATATCGGGAAATCTCCTTTGCAAAAGGACAATTCCGAGGAAAGACCAGAACTTTAAAGAAGTTGCTGGAATCCGTAGAGACTATACGCTGAACATTCCTAATAAGAATGATGATATAGTCCGTTCTGTATAGTAATATACAGAAAGTAATAGAAATATTACTTCGCCTATTTTAAAAATAGGTTTTAAAAGTAACATGTAGTCGATCCAATACTAATGATGTTCCCTAAGGACAATATTAGGGAATTAAATAGAAGGTTAAGACATTACTATCAATATAATCCGTATATAAGAAATATTATTGAGTTACATGCAAGTTTTCCTTTATCAGATTTTGAAATGAAATGTGAAGAAAAAGAGAATGGTAGTTATTATAATGATTTTAAAGATAGATTAAATTTACTTGAACATTTTATACAGATGGGAAGAGATTTCTGGTTACTTGGAGAAGCATTTTCTTATGGTAACTGGAATATTGCAGATCTTGAATTTGAATCATTCAATCAATTTCCTCCAGAGGAAGTTGAGATTTATAAAACTTATATTACAAAAGAAGCAATTTATTATGTAAGACCAAATGAAGATGTTATGAAAATGCTTCAATCAAATAAACCAGCTGATAAAGCTTTAGTTGAAGCAATGGAAAAACTAAATCCAGATTTTATAACTCAAATGAGGAAGAAGAAACCATATCCTCTTGCAAATGAGAGATTGATCCATTTAGCTCAAAGACCTAATAAATATACTTTAAGAGGAATAAGCCCGGTATTATCAGTTGTGAAGGATTTGATATATGAAGATAAATTAAGAATGTTATTATATACTTTTGTCGATAGGCATACATTTCCGATAAAGATATTTAAACTTGGAGATAAAATAAAAGGATGGATTCCTAATAAATCTAAAATTTTAGAGTTTCAGAGATTATTATTACAGGCAGTGAATGATCCTGATTTTAATATAATCACTAATCCGTTTGTGGAAGTAGATTATGTTGTAGGAAAAGATAAGATTATGGATTTATTACCTCATTTTGAATTTGTTAAGAAAAGAATTCAAGCAGGATTATTTGTTAATGATGCGGTGTTACATGGAGAACTCGGACCTTATGCAAGTCAGGCTATCTCTGTTAGGATATTAATGGGGAAATATATAACATATAGAAATTTATTAGAGAATGCTGCAATACAAAAGATATTCAAACCTCTTGCAATTGCAAGAAAGATGTATAAGAAAAGAAGTAAAGCGGAATTAGCTCATAATGTAAGAACAAGGAAACCAGAATTAGATTTACCAAGATTCTTCTGGCAGAAACTTAATTTATTATCTAATACTACTTTGCAGGAATATGTTATGAGGTTAAGAGATAAGGAAGAAGTTCCGTTTAAGTATGTTGCAGAACTATTTGATTGGGATCCAGAAGTAATAAAGAAAGAATTCAAAGAAGAGCAATCGACTGAGTTAGATCCTTTATGGAGAAAGTTAAGAGAAGAGAGAGCAACGAAAGATGAGAAAGTTGGAAATCAGGTTCTTGATGGGTTGAAAGTAGAGAAGTGGACAATTAAAGAAAAACCTAAAATTGTGATGGAAGAAGAGAGAGCTCCAATTTCTCCGGAAATAAGAGAAAGGATTTCTCCATTAGAAGAACCTAAAACTTCAATGCCAGAAGCTCCAGCAGTTGAGAAGAAAGTAGAAGAAATTCCAGAAACACCAAAGGAAACTTCACCTATAGGGGAAGAAGAATTAACAATTTAACAATATAGGAGGGTATTAAAATGGGTTGGATTACTAAAGAAAAAGAGAATAAATGGATAAGGCAATCTGAAGAAGTTTCATTTGATAAGAATGAAGTAAAGAAGATAGCAAAAGAGAAGTTTGAGAGATTGCAGAAATCATGGGCTAAAGAATTAACTCCCGATGAGAAGTTTATAGTTTATAGGAATTTAATATATAGGGAAACAAAAGGGAAAAATGTTCCAATAACAAATGAAGAGATCAATAAGCTTGCCAGAACTTTATCTGGAGAAAAGAATAAGAAATCTTCATTAGATAATAAAACGGAATGGATAGAAATGTTTCCCGGTGGAAAACTTGTTTTTCCTTCTTCATTAAATAAGCAATCAAGAACTACTCCTGGCGATTTAAATTTAGATATTAGTGAAGTAATAGGTAAAGATATATATGATAAAAAAACTAATAAGATTGTAGGTAAAGTATTAAAAGAAACTGAATATGATGGTAAATTTTTTAATGCTATTATCGAAGATGAAAAATTAGAAATTGCATTTGGTGATGATTTGTTATGGGGAGATTATTATGTTATGGTTGAAGATGAAGGTAAAATGGTTCCATCATATAAATTGGTAGAAAAGTATCAGAGTAAACAATCTTCATTTAATAATCAATCGAATCCAAAAAAAGTAACAAAAGAATATAATGTATATAAGTTTGATGAATTATCTGAAGAAGGTAAAGAAAAAGTATTAGAAAAACATAGAGATATAAATGTTGATAATGAAGAATGGTCTGATGGTATTATCGATGAATGGAGATCAAAATTAGAAGGACAAGGATTTAATAATGTTGAGATAGCATATAGTGGGTTTTGGTCTCAAGGTGATGGTGCAAGTTTTACAGCAAAAAGTTTAGATGTTGATAAAATAATTAAATCATTAGGATTAAAAGCTAGTAAAGAATTACTTGAAGAAGCATCGGCAGGTGAAATAGATGGTGAAGTTAAAAGAACTACAACAATGTATGTCCATGAAAACACAACTAGTGTATTTTTGGGTTATCATGGAGAAAATGAAAAAGTGAATAATGAAGTAGCTGATTTGGAGAAACAAATACAGGAATATAATTATAAAACCAATAAAGAAATTTATAATGAATTAGATAAAGCATATGAATATTTAACATCAGATGAACAAGTTATAGAAACAATAAAATCTAATGATTATGAATTTACTGAAGATGGTAAAATATTTGCTTCATTAAAAAAGAATCAAATAAATAAACAATCCGATTATCAAGGTTGGAAGAATTATGAAACATGGGCAGTTGCACTTTGGATTGATAATGATCAAGGTTTATATAATATGATAACAGAACAGGCGGAAATATTTAAAAAGGAAACTGATGAAGCAAAATTTAAATTGGCAGATTATATAAAAGATACAATTGAGGAAATGAATCCACTTACAGATACAGCTACTTTGTTCACGGATTTATTAAATGCAGCATTAGACGAAGTTGATTGGTACGAAGTAGCCGAACATCATTTGGAAGTATAAAAAAATGAACTGGTTAAACAAAAAATCAATGGATAAAGCTTTTGAACAAAAGATTGAAAATACAGTAAATGAAATAGGTGAAAAAGTTAATGGATTGATTGTAAAGATATATGATATTAATGAGAAAGAAAAAACATTTGATTTTGATATTCAAGATTCAGGTGATAATGAGACCGAAAAAGAACAAAATTCAGCAGTGATAAAAGCAATTAATATCATGGAAAAGAATTTGTATCCATATAGATTAGAAATATAGTATGAGTTGGTTAATTAAAAAATCAGGATTAAAAATAGATAGACAAGAACTTTTGAATTTGATTAAACAAACCAAAGATTATATTGATAGGAAACAATATAATCTATCTTTAGTTATGTTGGATAGATTAAAAGAAACAATAGAGAAAGCTGAAGATAATCCAGGTGGATTTCATGAAGATGGAATTATTCCAAATTATAATCCAAGTATAGAAGAAAAGTAAAATGATGGAAGAAACAACTGTATCAGAATTAGAAGAAATTTTTGATGATATATATTCTTCTGTTGATTCAGTTAAAAGAGAAGTTCAGAATTTAAAGAAGAAATTAGAAGATTATGATGTTGTTCTACAACTTAAAAGAGAAGTAGATATTATAATATCGCATTTAAATGGTTTCATTAGCGATCTACATAAAACAATAGAAAAAGAGAAAGCCGATTTACTAGATTAGAAATAGTCTAAAACTACCTATAAAATCAATTCTAATAGGCCTAATAGCTAAAATTAGGTGTTTTTAAATAAAGAAGGATAAGAAACACATGAAATGGTTAATAGAGAAGAAAAAAGACAATAAAGAGAAAATAAAGGAAACGGAGTTACAAACTCCGGAATTAGCAGATAAGAGGGTTAAAAGAGATGAATTATTTGATTATTTTAAACAATATGAACCTTCGGATAGTGATTCGATGGTTGGTGGTCGTTTTACGGATAGGTATGGTGTTATGAAAAAGAAAAAGTATAGTAGCGAGCCGTTTTGCCCGGATTGTGATATTAGTTTATATTGGAATGGTCAGAATTATTTATGTTTGTTCTGTAATAAAGAAGTTCCAATAAAGATTAAACAGATTATACCTAAACCTACAATTGAAAGAATTGGTCCGATTAGATATGAACCATTTGCTAAATCACCGGCGGATTCATATCCAGCTGATGTTTTGAATTATAAAAAACCAAAAGGAACACCAGAACCAGAAGGAACACAACCTTTCTCTACTTGGAACACCGTTTATGATTATTAGAAAAATGAATAAAGGAGGATATTATGAGTTTTAAAAAAGTAGGTTCACCAGAAAAGATTATAGATTTTAATCTGGAGTTTAATGAGAAGAAAGCCAGAGATGTGATTTGTTCACATTGCAAAACTGATTTAAAAATAAAAATTGACAATGGGATAATAAAACAAGGTTCATCTTTATTTATTGGAAGGGCAATTTTAACTTGTCCTAAGTGTAAAACAAAATTAACAGTATAGGAGGTAAAATATGAGTTTTAAGAAAATAGGAACAGCAGAAGTACTGGAAATATTAGATTTCAAGAAAACTGCTTCTTTGTCTGATACATGGCAAGAAATTGTCAAATCAACTAAAGAATTAGATATAAATGAAGTATTTGAATTTGATAAGGATAATTTCTTATATTTTAAATCTAGATCAATATCGGCAGGAGAAAAATATGGTGCAAATCAGAATGGAGATTATTTTTCTAGAGATGAATTAAAGAAATCTTATAAATCATTTATAGGAAAAGGATTCTATATTGAACATGATTCTGATGATCCTGTAAAAGCAAAAGGAATTATATTGACTGCAACTTATGACGATACAAATGATTATATAACAAATATCGTTGCAGTAGATAGAAGAAAATTTCCTGATGTTGCAAGAAGGATTGAATCAAAAGAATTAAATGCAGTATCTATGGGATGTATTTGTGATGAAGCACAATGTTCGATTTGTCAGAACATTGCTCATAATGAAATTGAATTATGTGGTCATATGATGCCTAGGTCAAGTAATTACATAAAGGGTAGAGAAGTAGAAGCAGGTAAAATTGCTTATGAGATAAACAAAGGGGTAAGATTTACTGAATTATCTGGTGTGAAAATGCCGGCAGATAGGGATGCGTTAATAAAAACAATTCTTGCTAAAAAGGAGGGAGAATTTATGGCACAAGAAATTTTGGATAAGATAACAGCCAAAGATTATTTCATGCTTAAGAAAGCTCTTGAAGAACAAGATACAGAAAGTTTTGAGAAAAGAATACAAGAGATCGTTGAAAAAGCAGTTAATACAAAAATTAATTCTGAAGTAAGAAAGGTTGTTACGGAAGAGATTAATAAACAGCTTGGAACAACTGTTAAAGAAGTTCCTTCAATTGTAAAACCAGTTGTTGAAGAAACTGTAAAAGATATGAAGATAGATGTTCAAAAAGAAATATCTGAGATAAAGGAAGAAGTTGCTCCTGCGGCAAAGACAGAAGTAAAACCAGAAGCTGTAGCAGAAGCTTCTAAACAACCAAAAACTGCTCAAGAAGGAAAGCCGGTAGAAATTATACTTGGAGATGGGTTTTCTTTAAAGTCTGAAGCAGTAAAAGATAAAATCTTATTAAGATTATATGATAGAGATCAAGCAACTAATGTTTATATAGATGAATTAGCAAAAGATATGTCAGAAGCAGAAAAAATTGCTGAATATAGAAAAATTTTGCACTTGGAACCACAAAAAGTGGAAATTCCCAAGGAAGCAAGGAAGGAGGATGGAAACATGTTCAGTTTAGTTTATATACCAGGGGAAACACTGGAGAAAAGTTATTTTGTAGGAAGAGAAGGTAAGAGTATGAAAGTTGTAAGAGCATCTTTAATAGTTCCTAAAGATGTTCAGGAAAAGATTGTGAAAGGTTCAGTTGATGTTATTAATCCTGAAGATGCATTAGAACATATGAAAAAGGAATGTAACAATTCTTTTGAAGGTTGGGTTAAATGGATTAGTCGACATGCAAAATTAAATAAAAGAGCCTATGATTTCTTTGCTGTTAATGAGGGAGAAATTGAATATCCTAAATTACCAGGAAGAGGAGAGGTAGAAAGATCGCTTAATGAAACAGAGGTTAATAAAGAGAAACCAAGCGATACAACTAGAACTGATGGAACAGCGGTAAAGAAATATTTTCAGAGATTTCCAAGCCGTACAGTTTCTGCTCCGGAAAGAGCAATTAATCTTGAATCTAATTTAAAGAAAGCAAATGAAGAAATTGCTAAATTAAAAATAGATTTAGATGCAAAAGTAAAAGAGATTGAAACTGCAAAAAAGGAAGCCGAAACAATAAAAACTCAAATGATTGAGAAGGCAAAAGTTCAAGATGTGGAAAAGTTAATTCACAAAATAAAAGAATCGGGTTTGATTGAGAATGATGAGGAAGAAAAGAAATTAAAGGAACAGTTTAGTTCTTTTAATGAAGAGAATATTGGTATACTTGAAGATTTTCTAAAGAAAGTTTCAAAAGCCAGTCCAACTACTGGGCCGGATAATGGTATAGCAAAAGATGCTAATGTTCCTAGTTATTATGAACAGATTGGAACTGAATCAAAGATAAACGATTTAATAGATATTTGGCAAAACATGACAATCAAATCACAATAATTTATTTTATAAAAGGAGGAAAATAAAATGATTAAAGTATCACCCGGTCAATCTATGTTCGTATATGGAATTAATGTCGATTATAGAGCCATGGAAGATTCTACGAAATATGTTGATCCCTCTGCGGTTCTTTATCCAGGAAGACCTGTGCGTTTAACTAGCACAAGTTTGGTTAAGAATTCGGATGGTTCAACAATAACATTTGGTTTAGCTAAATCAAACAAAAACTCTTATGTAGATGATACATTCGGAGAATTTGGAGCATACGGTTCTGGCAAAATGTCAGTCGTTGTGCTTGGTATGGTTACGGTTAGACCGAATCTATATGTAAAATCTGATGGTACAATCGATACAATCAATGTATGGGATACAACTAAAACATATTTAGTAAATGATTATTTGTATTGTAATGCATCTGGATTAATTACAAATGATTCAACTGGTGTAACTGGTTCAAAATTTGGTTATGTTTTGAAACCACCTGCAACTGAAGATGTTACAATGGAAATAAGGATGTTGTAATTAGTCTAAGATATACTTTGAAGACTTTAAAAAGGTTTTAAAAGCCAGTTCAATATTATGGATAGGATAATAGTATATCATTTTTTAGAACAATTTTATTTTACAATAAAAGGAGGAAAATAAAATGATAGGTTTAGGTCAATTATCAACAAGACAGAAAGACCTATTCATAAAGAACTTGTTAAAAATGTCTGAGTCTATTCTCGGAGACGAGAACTTTAAAAGAGAAGCTGGCGTAGGAATCCCAACGGTTCCAACTCAAGCAATGCTCGATAAAGCAGAATCAGCATTTAATGCTATCTTTTCTGGCCCAAATGGTCTTAAAAGAACAGCATTTGCAATGCAAGTTCCGCTAAAGAATAGGTTAGATTATGTAGCAGTAGGAAGGAATAGAATCCTTCTAGTAGACGAAATTCCTCAGGGAGAATTTCCTATCTACGATTTGGATATTCCAGAGTTTGGGGCAGTAACAGTAGCCGCAAGAGGTACTGCACCTGTATTCCAAGCCAACATAAAGCGTATTCAATTTCCAACATTTCCAGTTTCTATAGATCATACGCTAAAATGGGAAGAGATTCAAATCAGAAGATATCCTGCATTTGATAGAGCAAAAGAGCGTTGTGCTATTGCAGTTGCAATTGCTGAAGATGATGAAATTTTAAGAGTATTGGATACCGCTGCAACAGTAGGTCCAAATACTCCAGTTACTACAGCTCAGATTACTCGTTATTCTTTAGCAGATGCATTCAAACAGATTCTACAGAGGCAGTTAATCGTAGGTTCTGTTGTGATGAACCCAGCACAGTATGCTGATGTTCTAAAATGGAATACAACTGATTTAGATCAGGTTTCGGTAAATACAATTATTGAGACTGGTTTATTTGGTTCTATTTACGGAGCAAAACTACTTGTTTCAACAAGAGTTCCTGTAGGGAAAGCATATGTAATAACAACTCCAGATAAACTTGGTAGAATCCCGGAAAGAAAAGCTGTTGAAGTGAAAATATTTGATAATATTCCACTACAGCAATATGATATAGTTTCTTGGGAGCAAATTGGTGTTGGTATTCATAATACCGCAGGTGTTGTTCCTGTAAACATTGTATAGAAATTGATTTTCAATTAGAGGAGAGGACTTTATTCCTCTCCTCTATATTTTAAAAATGAAAGGAAATAGGAGGATAAAATGAAATTTTTAAATTTAACTGATACAATAGTTTTGTTGTATGATATGGATAAGGCTATTACAAGTATTGAGCCTAGAGATATTTCTGTTGATCTTTCAGATGATACTATCAATAGTTCTGAATGTATAAAAAGATTTTTAGATAAAAAGATTATAAAAGTTTATGAAGGTGAAAGGATTGTGAAGATAACAAAAGTAGTTTCTCAATCTCAAGAAGTAGTTCATTCGGAACCAGATGAAAAAGAAAAGCAAGCGATTTATGTAGAAAAACAGAATGATCCTATAGTATCAAGTCCAGTAGATACTATCGATAGAGTTAATTCTATAGATAAAGAAACATCTACCACTAAAATAGCTTCTGTAGAAGATATGGGTTCAATTATCGAAACTACAAAATCAAAGATACCAGGGTCTGCAAAGGAAGTACAGATAGCAGATAAAGTATTACAAGCTACAAAAAAGATTACAAAAACCGCTGAAGATCTAATAAAAGAAGTTGAAGTAGAAAAACAAAGAAAGATAGATGTTTCTAAATTAGATGTTAATTTTCAGTTATGGTTAAAATCTCCATATCTAAAAAAGAAATGGGAAATCATAAAATGTAATGATGTAGCTTTTTTGGAAAAATTGGTTATGTATGATAATGATAAGATTAAAAGGCTAGCAACAGAAAGATTGAATCAGATAAAAAATAATGTAGTTTCTACAAAATAAAAGAAAGGATTTAAATATGAATTTAAGAGTATTTAGAAGAAATCAGGATAATATTATACTCTTTTGGGATTTAGATATATTATCAGAAGAACAAAAAAAATCTTCTAAGATATTTATTAAACAAGATGGAGAAGAGAAAGAACTTTCTTTTAGATTTGCTGAGTCAACAAAAGAATTCAATACAAATCAAAATGTAGCAATTGCTATTATAAACCAAGAAGAAAATAACATATCTCCTAATGCATCTATACTTTTAAAAGTTGTATTAGGAGATACCTATAAAAAGGAAAGTTTTTTAAGAGTTTCTCCAAAAGATGTTCTTCCAAATCTTGAAAGAGATAATAAGAAACAACATATTCAATTATATGGTTGGGTAAGAGAAAAAAGGAAATGGGCAAAAGTTCCTCTCATTCAAACAAAAGATGGAATATGGGCAATTCCAGTAGTGATGGTAAAAAATGAATAATCAGAATATAAGTTCATGTGAGATGATATTTAATACTTTGATATTAAGGATCACGGTATTAGAAAAACTTTTAATAGAGAAAGGTATATTAAAAGAAAATAATATTGTAGGATTCTATATAAATCTCAATAAGGATTTTTGTAAAGAAATGTACAAATTTAATCACCAACAAAATTAAAGAATGATTACGATATATTGGTTCATTCCAGATGAGATTGTTAATCTGACAAATTATGATAAAATAAGGATTTATAGATCTCAATCCGAACAAGATGGATATACTTTATTAACTACAATTGGATCTAAAGTATCTGGAAATTGGGTTGTAAAATATGATGATAATGATCCAGATGCAAGTACGGATAAATTTTATCTGGTAAAATTCTTTGATTCTCAAGCAAACTATGAAACAAGTTACTATCTAACATTTTTTGAATTAACTCCAAGAGAATTAAGATTAGTAGATCAGCTTAATTCTTGGCTACCGAATATAATGGCAAAAATAACAACAAAGAATGATT